TCAGGCGGCGCGGAGCAGGCAAGTCGCTTCGGCCTCCCGCCGCGTGACAAGCCCCGGCAGCACCTTGCCACCGCCAAAGACCCACCGCCGCAACTCGGTTGCGGCGCTGGGCCAGTCGCGCTGATTGACGCGCCGTCGCAGCGTCGATGTCTGCAACCGCCCTGCGCCAAGGTTGAACGTGAAATCTACGATGGCCGCGAGTCTGCTCTCGGGTTCGGTGGCCAGCACCGGGCAGTAGCGCAGGGTGGCGGTCAGCGCGATTCTCAAGTCGTCCGCCAGGTAGCGATCCGCCTCGACCTCCGTGATCGGCGGATGATTCGGATCGCAGAGATGGCCGTAGCCGATGGTCCAGTAGCCAGCTGGGCAGACGTAGGGATGCGCGCGGCCGGGATCGGCTCTCGGCACCCGATGGAACCCCTCGAAGCGCTTGGCCAGATCGATGGCCGCCTGTGGCACTCCGATCACGGTCGCACCCGGTCAAACACGCGCCCCAGGAACCAGAAGTTCAGCACCCCGGCCCACAGCGCCTGGTCGGCCTCGGTCCACGCGTGCAGGACGGCCACGCCCCATCCCGTGCCGGCAGTCACGGCGGCTGCGAACGCCGCCGTCTTGGCCGCGCAGTACAGCGCCATGAACCAGTAGGTGATCACGGGCCGCACGCTTCTGGACAGCGCATCGGCCCAACACACGCCAGTTTTCTCTCCCTGCGTGCGCACGGCTTCGCGCAGCGCCTCGATGGCTTCGGTGTTCCACGCCGCATCCGCGCTCGCGTCGATCTCCGCCATCCGCTGCGCGCCGCGCAGCTTCTCGAACTCCAGCGCCTTGTCCTGCATCGCCAGCTCGTGGCCGCGCTCGCCCTTGCGGTCGAGCCATTTCAGGATTTCCGGCGCGAGACGGAAGGCTCCGCCGAGGAGGCCACCGAGCAAGGTCTCGATCATTGGGAGCCTCCCATCAGCTTGAGCTTGATGGCGGCACCCACCAGCAGCGCGGCCAGGATGCCGGTCGTGACGACCTTGATGGTGGTCTGCCACGCGGTGCGCCGGGCATCGCGCCACGCATCCAGCAGATCGCGCAGTTCGCGGATGTCGCGGGCGGCACTGCCGTTCTCCAGGCCGAGATGGGCGAGGCAACGCTCGGCTCCGCGTTGGGCGGCGCGGTCGAGCAGCTCGTCGAAGTCTTCGCGGCGCAAGAGCAGCATGTTCTCGACGAGCGCGGGCTGTTGTTGTTCGGGATCGGTCATTGGCTTTCTCCAGACAACGAAGTTGCGGCGTAGGCTCATGTGGCGCAGCCACGTGATGCCGGAGCCAAATGCGAAACCCGCCTGATGTGTCGGCATCGAGGCGGGTCTCAGGGGTGAATCGGTGAAACGGTGGTGCTTTAGATTTCGATGATCTCCAGGGTCAGACTGGGCGCGATGCCTTCGACGACGTCATCGCGCACGAACACTTTCTGGCCGACGGCCGCGTTGCCACGCGCCTTGATCAGGCCGCCACCCGGCAACGCGACGGTGACCACGCCGGAGCCGACGTCGATCGCCGTGCCCGCCTGCAGCGGCGGGTCGGGGATTAGCTGGCGGAACTGCTCGTAGAGGTTATGCATAGCCCTGCACCCCCAGCGTCTGCCAGACCTCGGGCATGCCCGCCTCGATTTGCGTCGAGCGCACGAGGCCCAGCCGGGTGACGCTGCCGTCCTGGTACTCGACGAACGCCCCCGGCTCGATGATCCCGGTCTCGGCGAGCACCGGCAGGCGCAGGCTGACTTCGATCTGGTGCCCGGTGTCGGCGAGCACGGCGATGCCACGCTGGCGTGCGGCGGCGGCCTCGGTGATGAGGGCATCGACGACCATCGGTGCCAGCACGTCTCCGGCGGTACCGGCCCGCGTCACCTGCCCGAGCACGCCCACGCCCTGCCCGGACACGAACACGCGGTTGTAGGTGGGCTTCTCCAACCAACGCAAGGATTCGCGGGCAACGGCATCGACGGGCAGCACGAAATCAGGCGTGACGGTGGTCCATTCCCAAGGGGCAACCGGATAGTGGTGGCGCACGCGGATGCGCTGGTCGTAGGGATGCGGGATCAGGTAGCCCCCGACCGCACTGGCGATGGCGGTCAGCGCCTCGATCCACGTCCCTTGCCGTGCGAACACGCCAGCCGGGACGTTCCAGTCCGTGAGACCCCAATCGACCGTCCAGCCCAGCGGGATGCCGTTGAGCGTGAGGACGTCGTCCATCAGCTGCCGCGCGGTGCGTGCCTCGGCGTTGCCGAAGGTCATTACCGGTGCATAGGGCGCGGCCAGCACGGCGTTGCGTCCACGACCGGAGATGCGGATGCTCGCGTCACCGAAGATGCGCTCGCGGCTGATGCTCTCAGCCAAGACGCGGAATGCCGTGCCATTGATGCTGGCGACCAGTTCGACCGGGCCGGTGGCGCTGCCGGGTGCCACCAAGGTTTCCGCCTTGGCAGGCAGTTGCGCATCGAAGCCCCACGCCCAGGATGCGGCGTCGAGCGACAGCGAGAGACTGAACAGCGGCACCGGCATGCCATCGGGCAGGCGGTGCAGCGTCACGTTGTTGATCACGAAGTACACCCTCCGGACAGGAACGACCACCGGCTCCCCTCCGGGCGGCGGCTCGGTATGGTTTTCACAGAGGAACAGCAAGTGGCCGTCCGCTGGGGCCAGCGCGGCGAACAGCAGGTGCGCGCTCTGCGTGTAGCAAGGTTGCGGCGCGGGCGGTTCGGTAACGATCCACACTGTGATCCCGGGCGGGGGCGGAACGGCCTCCTGATACCTGCCGTGCCAACCTTTCGGCGCAGGGCTGGCGCTCTGGAAGTCGGCGCCTTGATGCTGGGTGAGCAGCCGCGCGACTTGCCAGAAAGCGACTCGACCGGCGCGCTTGGTGCGATCACCATCCTGATGCCGGAAGCGCGTGGCGTCCCGCATCGGAACAGCGTTTTGGTACAGACCCTGGCGGGCCAGTTCGAGGTGCGTCCCATCTTGATGCGCGAACCACGTCGCATCAATCAGACGCGTGGCCTGCTGCTGAGCCGTGCGGCGCTGCTCCGGCGCGGCGGCCAAGATCGGGGGCAACCGGTGCGCGATGCCATGTGGCGATGCGAGCGTGCGCTTCCAGAACGTCTCCCAGCCTGCGGGCGTCGCGGCCGCATCCTGCTGGCCGTGATCCGCGCCGTCCTCCGTCTGCCGCGCCACTTGCCAGTGGTGCGCGGTCTGGCCGACTGTGGGCCGCTGCGTGTGCGACGCGTATCTGACCTCGCCCGTGAAGACCACGCCGGGCAGGCTTGCGCCAGCACCAGCCCCCACATTCAAGGGCACGCTCGGGCGCAAGACCAGTGACTGCACCGTCAGGCCCGGGAGCTGGGCTAACAACTCGGCCCGTGCCGGTGGGATGAACTTGATCGTGACGACCGGCAGCGGCAGTGTGGCCTGCACCGTCACATCGTCGCGCGGCGCGATGTAGTTGGCCCCGAACACCAAATTGGCGTCGGTGGCGGCAGGTTGATCGAAGAGCAGATCGACCAGGGGCGGACCGACGACTACGGTGACGGCGGGCGCGGGCAACGCGGCGACCAGAGTCACCTCGTTGGGAACGGCAGACACGGCTTACCCCAGGATCGCCGACACTATCCGAGCATCACCGCCCAGGTACAGATTGGTGCTGGCCAGCTTCACGTCGCCGCTACCGTCGGTGCCGCTGCAGTCGAGATCCAGGGCGGTCACCTCGTTGCCGTTCACCAGCCGCGCCCAGGTGGCCACGCCCGTGGCCGTGATCAGCCCGTCCTCCTGCTGCGTGAGCGTCAGCAACCCGCCCGAGATCGTGCCGGCGGGCTTGGTCAGCTTGATCTCGACCAACATCGCACTGCTCGGCGTCGTGGACGGCGTGGCAGGGCGCGCCCCGCCGTAGATGCGCAGACGCGCCGGATTGCTCCCCGCATCGAGGAACGCGAGCGTGCCCGCAAGCCGCGCCTCGTTGTGCTCGACAGTGATGGCGACGGTCATGGCATCGGTCCCGGCTTGAGGTTGTCCGCGATCACGGCGCGGTACATCTGCTTGTAGTCGTAGCTGACCACGGTGTATCGCTGCGCCGGGTCCAGCAGCTCGAATCGGTAGTTGCCGCTGGCATCAGACCAGGTCTCGGCGACCAGGACGCGGGCGTTCTCGCTGATGAGCTGCACCCGTCGCACCAGCGGTTGGTCGGGCTGGCCCTTCTCTTTCACTGTTCCGGCGATCACGCCGTGACCGCTGAAGTGAATGTCCTTGCGCGCACTGGGAAACGTGCGCAAGCGCCAGTCGTAGCCGCCATCCCGGCTCCACAACTCGCTCGATGGGCTGTTGCGGCGGATCAGGTCGACGTGGGCGTTGACGCCGATGTCGGCAGCGGGATCGGGCAACACCGAGGTCGAACCACCAGCCAGCCGCACCAGCTCGTAGTCGGTGTTCACGCCCACGGTCGCGGGAAACGCGGGCAGACCGGAAGGCGTGTCGCCTGCGATGGCGTGAACGCGCGCCGTGGCCCCGTACAGGAACACGCCCGGAATCAGCTTACCCCGGTAGGCCGCATCCCCGACCTGGAACATCAGCACGCCGCCGGCCTTGAACTGGATCAGGCGCGCCCACGGCACCCCATTCGCATCGAACGCGCCGACGATGACTTCGCAGCGCAGGATCATCCGCTGACCGACGTTGAAGGCCGGGGCCGCGTCGGGCATCCCGGCAATAGGCTTCGCGCCATCGTTGACGCCGCCCGTCACCGCCGCCCCGTCGCCAAAGCCGCTGTTCCAGCGCGAAACGGTCCACGCGCCATCGAGATGCGCGAACCGGAAGCCTTCGGCTCCATTGCCCGTCGTCATCCACAGGCCGATGTGCTTGCGGGCGCTCGGGTCGGTCAGCAACTCGACATCGGCCTCGAACCAGAAATCGCCGTGTGCCGTTTCATTGAAACGCAGGATCGACTGTCCATTGGGTGCAGAGATGTCGATGGCCTGCTGCGCGCCGTTGTAGCTGGCGGACATGCTGCCGAGCACCGTGGTGTAGCCGTTCGCCGGTGCCGTGGCGAAGGTGTCGTTGAGCGGGTAGCCCACGCCTCACCTCCACGGCCCGGTGATGTCAAATGCGATCTGCGCCCCCTCGGTTTCCGAGCTGTACTGCGTCCTGACCAGCAGGAACCGCTTGCCGGCCTGCCCGACCACGTTGTCGACGATGGTCTGGTCGCTGTACGGACGGTCTTGAGGCATCCACAGCATTCCCGGCATCAGGCCACGCATATGGCCGTCCTCCTGACGCACGTAGGTCGGCAGCAGCCACAGGCTGTAGTCCGCTCCGTTCGGGAACGGCATCGACCCGCGCCCGCAGATCTGCTGGCCGTTGTTCGTGTTCAGCGAGGTGGTTGCCCAGCGCACCGGGTTGCCGAGCTGGGTGTGATTGCGCAGCAGCACCTTGCCGGTGAAGTCGAGCGAGGAGACCAGGCCATAGGCGTTGTACTGGCCGGGGTAGCTGATGTATTGGTTGTTCAAACTCCAGTACAGGTCGTCGGCGCAGAGCACCGTGGCGTAGTTGTCGCCCGGCTTGAAGCTCGTGATGTCGCCGAAGCAGTAGCTGTTGCGCCCGTACCAGCCGTACCCGGCGGCATTGGTGACGAAGAGATAGAACAGCCGGTCATCGCCCACCAGCACCCAGTTGCGATTGCCGCCGCCGTTGTCGCCGTAAGTGTCGTAGCCGGTCTGCCGCGCGTGGTACCACTTGTACCAGCCCCACTGATTCGCGGTGACCTGCTTCCAGTTCTGCGTCGGGCTATTCGGGTCGTAGGGAGCCTGCGCGCCGACGACGGTGTCGATGTCCGACAGATCCTCGACGATGCCGACGTTGGCCCATTTGGCCCAGCCCGTCGTGTAGTTCGGCGTCTTGAGGCCGTCGTCGATCAGTAGGAGGTTCTGCGGCGAAGCCGGGTTCTTGCTGCGGTAGGCTGCCTTGTTCGTGCTGGCGAAGGGCTTCTCCCAGCCCAACGGGGCGACCTTGGCGGAAAGGCTGGTGGCGGTCGTCGCGGGAGACACGGGCGTGCCGGTCACCGCGTAGGTGAACGTGGTCGTGGTGGTCGCGAGCACGCGGAACAAGCCGTTGTACTCGGGCTGATCGGCCCCCGCGATCAACACCACCTGATCGCGCAGGTAAGCGTGCCCGGAGGTGATCGTCGCCGTCGCAACCCCATTGGCGAAGGTCAGCGAGTCGATGGCCTTCAGGGCGAAGCCGTTGACGAGGCATGCATCGAGCATCGTCACCAGATCGCCCCAGTTGTTGGCGATCTGCGGCGCGCCCGCCATGCCACTACTGAAGTACTTGACGGTGAGGTCGGTCATACGAATTCCTGTGGGAAGGTTTCGGGAATCAAGGGGTGTCCACGTCGCCGCGAATCAGCAGCGTGAAGTTGTCGTCGGGCACGGATTCCGGCCCCTGCTGCACGGTGCGCACCACCCACACTGGGAACTGCGCCCCGATGGTGTTGAAGCGCAGCACGTTGCCGGTGGCCCAGCCGTTGCCCCACCCGAGGGCGGGAAGATGGAAGTACGGCACGCCGGTCGCCGGGTTGTTGGGGGCGCAATCGGTGCTGGTGTTGCCGGTGGCGATCACGCCGACGTTCTCGCCGATCACTTCGAAGGCGGTGCTGTTGGTGAAGCGCACGATCCAGCGTTCGGTGACCGCGCCGCGATTGGTGACGCGGATCGGGTATTGCGTGTTGTTGAAGGTCGCGGTCGCCGAGCTGCCCGACAGCGCGTCGACCCAAGCGCCGCTCCAGGTCGCCTGATCGAACACCAGACTGACGCGGGCGAACAGGTCGCCGGCCACCAGCGCGCTGGAAACGAAACTGCCCGAGGCGGGATCACCGGGGTTGGCGAGCGGGTACGCGTGCGTCAGCGGGCGCGTGAAGCTGATCTCGCCGTTGATCTGCACGTCGCGCACCACGGCCATGTCCTCGATGCGGTGCTCGACGGTCACCGGCTGGCTGTAGCCCGTCACGTTGGTGAAGGTGACCGTGCCGGCCTCGAGATCGGCGGTGTAGCCGGTGTGGATCACCGATCCGTCGTGGCCGACCACGCGCACGCGCGACAGGCGCACCCGGGCGCAATCGATGGTCTGGCCGTTGCTGACCGAGGTGGTGATCTTGCCGGTGTGGCCGACGACGGCGAAGCCACCCGGACGGAAGATCGGCACTCGCCCATCGCTGGGCAGCCGCACCGGATCGATGCCGAGCAGATCGGCATCCAGCGGCAGATAGCTGTAGGCCACTGCGCTGTAGCGCACACTGGAGGCAGCCACCGGCTCGGGCCGGAAGATCTTGCCGTCCGTCCCCACGCGGTCGGCGGCGTACCACGGCTCGCTCTCGTTGCCGGCCGCCGTGACCGTCGTGCCGAAGCGCACGCGTACCAGGCCGGTCTCGTAGTCGACACTGCCGTTGATGCCGGTCGCCTCGATCTTGCCGTCGATGCCTGCCGTCACGTTCTGCGTGCCACCGACCGCGCGGGCGTACTGGATCGAGACCGATCCCGGTCGCAGCGGGGCCGCGCCGGTGCGGAACACGAATTCGCTGGAGATGTTCTCGCCGACCGTGGTCACGCAACTGGCGCGCGTGATCGCATTGGTCACACCCGCCGTCCAGGACGTGAGAGTGACGTCGCCCGAGAGGTAGTTGATCGTGCCGCGCGTGACCCAGCCGCTGGGCGTGAACTCGCGCAAGGTGCCCTGACCATTGTCGCCCCAGGGCTGCGCGCCACTGGTCGTGAGCAGCACCGTGCCCGTTACCACCTGGGCGTTCACGCCCGGCACCAGCTTGAAGCTGGGCGCGAACTGAAAGGTTTCCGTTTGATTGTTGGTCGCGCCCGCTCTGTTGTAGCGTAGCTTCACGTAGCCCGATTCGTCGTTCGGGTACAGCGACGGCGCGGCAACGTAGGACAGGCCGCCATAGTTCAGGCGCCAGCGACCGGTTCCCGCGACGGCCGCCGAGGTGTAGTTCGGGCGCGGAATCCGGACGGTCACGTCCGGATTGAAGATCACCTCGCCGGTGGCGTAGTTGACCGTGCCGATGCTCGCGCCGTTGAGGACGACGTTGCCGCTGCCGTCGTCGCGGCCGATCTGGGTCGGGTCGCGCCACGCAGCCTGAACGCCCATTTCCTGCAGTTGCGCGAGGGTGTACGCACCCAACACCGCCGTGTCGGTCAGCGTGTTCCACTCGACCTCGAGCGAGCCCGGCTCGATGGCTCCGAGGGTCGCGGTGACAGGAAGCAGCCCCGCGCCATTGCGGGAGGGGTGAGCGAACGAATCCTCGTGCTTGAGGCCTGCGACGTAGCTGACGGTGAGCTGCGTGCCCACTGACGGCATCACGTTGGGCGCGAAGTCGAGACGGTTCTGCGCGGCGCTCAGGAATCCGGTGGCTGCCCCGGACAGCACGCCAGACGTCGCCGCCGACGCGGTCTTGGTACCGCTGTACTCCCAACTGACTCTCAGCGAGCCGGGTTGTACCGCAGTCCCGGCGGGCGGATTCAAGGCGAGGCTCTGCGAAGCCTTGAGGCTGGCCTGCGGCTGCTGCGTCTCTTGCGTCGGGACGTTCCAGGTCAGGATCAGTGAACTGCCTACGTCGGGCAGCGCTCCGAGCGTCACGACGAACGCGCCGGTGTTCTTGTTGAACGTGCCCGCGCCGTAGCTGGCATCCAATCCTTTGAGCGAGCCACTGCCGCCGTCGGACAGCACGTACCAGCGCCCCTGCGCCATATAGCTGATGGACAGCGTGCCGGGCTGCGGCACCGGATTGACCGTGCCGACGTAGGACTGGCTGCGCGACTCCGGCGTGACCGGAATCTCCGAGCTTTGCGGCGCACGCAGAATCTGCGCGGCTGGCGTGTACGTGATCGCCTTCGCGTTCGACATCGAACCGGAGTTGAGGCTCAGGATGCCGTTGGCGTAGTCGATGGTGCCCATCGTGCCGCTGGCGGTCTTGAGCAGGCCAGCGTCGTCGAAGATCGTGATGCCGTCCGTGGCGATGGCCAGCGACCCCGGCAGGCATCCCCCCGGCAGGCTGAACTTCACGCTCGTCGTCCACGCGTGGCTGGCCGTGTAGCTGACCGGGACCGCGCCGGGCACGGGCAGCCCCGCGGCCGCATACGGCGGGACGAAGGAGATCGGCGTCTCGGTCTGGGCGCTGGGCACCAGCTGCGTGTAGATGGACGCGCCCTTGATCGTGAAGTCGCCGACGGCGGCAGCTTGCGTCAGCGGCACCACGCCGACATAGGTGCCCGCGTCGGCCACGACCGTGTCGCGTACCTTGGTGCTGTTGCTGGCGCGTGTGAAGGTGCGCGTCGCGGGTGAGCCGGTGAAGTCGTAGCGCAGCGCGTCGCTGATCTCGACCGTGACCACGTTGGCCTTGTAGTCCTGGTCGCTGTCGTAGGTGAAGGTGCGCTCCACGACCGACACCGAGGTGGCCCGGATGTACTGCTCCTTCTGCGTGCCCAGGCCCTCGTTCTCGATCAAGACCAGTGTCTGGCCGACATTGGGGATGGTGTCGGTGACGCGCTGGAAAAGCTGGATGACGCGCTGGCCCGCGATGTGGTTCTCGAACAGGTAGCCCGCCCACTCCGGCCCTTTGTTGAGGTAGGCCTCGATACGGACTTGCGCCTGCTCACGGGTGTCGAAGGTCTTCTCGGTGGAGAACAGCGTGACGCTGACGCGGGCATCCTGCGGCGGCTCGGCCACGATGACGTTCGCCCCGAAGTAGGTGTCGGTGTCGTCGGTCTGCACCGAGACGAAGGTCTTGCGCAGATTGACCCGGCCGCCGGCACGATCCAGTTCGGAGATGTCGGGGAAGATGGCGTTGGAGACGCCGTCGGCGATGGTGATGCCCGTGGGCGCGCCACCACCCTCGGGCACGTCCGCCATCACGGCGGACTTCAGCAGTTTCACGTCGCCGGATTGGATCGGCATCTCAGATCTCCAGGAATCGAAGGGTCAGGCGGTAGAAGTCGGTGTCGGCGCGTGCCGGGATGCCCAATACCGGCTCGGCCTCGATGGCCGTTTCTGCGTGGCGGAAGGCCACCGAAAACGAGCGGCCATCGGCGAAGGTCAGCGCGAAGCGGCCCGTGTTGTTGCCGACAGGAATCGCAGCCCAGGCACGCAGTTGTTCCACCGTGACGCGCGTAACCCAGGCCATATCGGGCGCGCCCACCAGCGTGATCGGACGCCCGGCCTGCCGGGTCGCCGACTGGATCAGCAAGGCTCCAGTGATGAGGTAGGACGCGGACGCTACGGCGGGCGTCCAGGCGTGCTCATCACTCCACAGCAAATCGTCTGGCAGCAGTAGGGCCACCTCGTCGGAGAGGTTCTTCAGTTGCATCGGGAAGGACTCACACCGCCCGGGAACGGGCGGCATCAAGGAGTTGCAGAAGGCGCGACTCGTCGCGCGCATCGACGGTGGCGTTGACCTTGCGGTCACCCGAGGACAGTTCCACGCGCACGGTGCGCGCGGGGCCGCCATCGCTCGGCAGCACTGGGCGCGTCAGCCCGGACCCGATGGGTTGCACCAGACCGCCGGAGGTGAAACCCTGCACGCCCGCCAGCACGCGACCGGCCAGCGCCTGCGCCGGAGCGGCCAGGTTGTTGATCGCCTCGAAGAAGCCGGCGCCGTAGCGGGCGACGGCTCCCTTGTTCACGACATACTCGCCGGGCGTCAGCATCGCGGGCACGGTGTCCGACTTCGACAGGCCGCCGCGCCGGTAGAACTCGCCCTGGTGCTGCTCCATGTAGTCGATCAGCTCGCGCTCCAGGTCCTTGCCCCAGAGCAGAGGCTGGGCCATCGCCTGCCGCCACGTCTGCTTGATGCGCTCCAGGTTCTGGCGCTCGTTGCCGGTAAGCGTCTTGCGGTCGATGAAGTCCTCCAGCGCGCGCCGATCCTGCTGGGCCTGCTTGCCATAGCTCTCCATCGTTTTCCAGCGCATGTCGAGGCTGACCGACGCACCGTAGTTCCATTCCAGCCAGCGCGTGTACTCGTCCATGCCCTGCAGGCCGAGGTCGATCATCTTCAAGGCCTCGACCGCCTCGCGGTTGCGTTTCGGCGTGCTGGGCTTGCCGTCCGGATCGGTGCTTGTGGAGCCGGCGCTGCCCAACGAGGCGACGCGCCCGCCGACCGCGAAGTTGGCGACGCCATTGGCCAGACGCGCCAGCGCGCCGCCGCCGTATTTCTGCACAGCGGCCTTGCGAATCACGAAGGCACCGGCGTCCAAGGTGCGCGGCACGGTGTCGTGGTGGCCAGAGCCGGGAACCGATCCACCAGTCATCCGGGGAAACGCCGGGGCCACCGCGCCGCCATCGGCGTAGCGGCGCACGCCACCCCCGACCAGACCGCCGGTGGCATTCGTTTCCACCTTCGTTACGTAGATCGTGTGCGTGCTCGAGGTGTTGGCCCCGTTCAGGCTCATGATCTCGGCTCGGGCCGCTTCGGCATTGGTACTGACCTGATGCCGAGATTCGGTCTGGATGCGATCCAGTGCCTTGATCTGGTTCTCGACATTGCTGATCGCGGCCTGCGCCTTCTCGGTCGCCACCTTCAGTTCGAGCTGCGAGTTCTGGTCGGCGTAGGTCTTGAGCCTGGCCAGCGCGTCCTTCGCCTTGGACACGTCGGCATCGACCGGCAGGGTCTTGCCTTCCTTGAGCAACTGCTCGTACTGCTGCAGCTTCTTCTCGGCCTCCTGCAGGTCGGCCTGGATCTTGAGCAGCACCTCCTTCTCGGCGAGCGCCTTGTCCAGATCGGCGATGGCCTTGTCGAAGCGCGCGGTGTCGGCGTCGATGGTGACCTTCAGGCCGTCTTTGAGCTTGGCGGTGATCTGATCGATCTCGACTGAAGTCTGCGTCAGCGTCTGCTTGATCTGGTCGCGGGCCGTCAGAGCCGACTGTGCCGCCGTCTGATGCGCCTTGGCTTCGGCGTCCAGCGTCTTGTTCAGAATCTCCTCCGACTCGCGGATGCGCTGGATGGCTTGATTGACGCCGTCCTTGCCCTGCGCGATCTGCGCGTCGGCATCCTTGGTTTTCTGGGCCAGTTCGGCGCGGAGCTGATCGGCCTGACGCATCAAGGCCTCGGCCTGCGCGTATTCCTGCTTGCGATAGGCCTCGCGCGACTGGGCCTCCAGTTGGGTGACCTGCGACACCGCCTGTTCGGACTGCTTGCGGGCGTCTTCACCGCGCTTGGCCTCGCTGGTCTGGCTGCTCGCCACCTGCGCGGCCAGATCCATCGCCTTCTGCGCGAGTTGTCGGGCCTGCTCGAACTCGCCATTGGCCAGCGCCTCGCGCGCCTTCTCCTGGTACTCGGCGATCTGGCGTTTGCGGTCCTCGGTCGCTTCGAATTCCGTCATGCCCTGACGGCGGATGTCGCGGACGCGCTCCTCCGTCGTCATCGAGAGCTGGCGCTTTTCCTCCTCGATGCGCTTGATCTCGGCCAGATGCCGGTTGGCTTCGGCGTTGAGCGCGTCGATGTGCTGACGGTACTCGGCCAACGCCTGCGTCATCGTCTGGCGCTTGGTGGCCAGGATTTCGTTTTCGACCCGCGTGACGTTGGCCGCGCGCTCGGCCTGGGTCTGCCCATCGCGGCGCGCCGCTTCGATCTTGGCGCGGGACTCGTCGTCGATCAGCTTCAACGCGTCCGTCGTGGCCTGCCGCCGCAGCGTGGTCTGCTGGGTCAGCGCCTCGGTCAGCAGTTGCGTGGACTTCGTGATCAGCGCGGCTTCGGACTGCTTGGAGAGTTCCAGCGCGCTCTTCTCCTGCTCGTAGCGCGCCTTCACGGCCTCGACTTGCCGCTGCAGGTTGGCCTCGACGATGGAGGTCAGGCCCTTGTACGCCTCGGCCATCTTCGCGGTCGCGTCGTTGACCGTCTGGTTGGCCTTGCCGACGGCCTGTTCGACCTCGCCGAGGCGAGATTTCAGTTTCTCCAGGGCGCTGTGAACCGCCTCGATGCCGCGCCCGACCGCTTCCTGCGTCCCCTGACGCACTGCTTCCAGCCGCTTGGCAATCTCCTCGGCGGCGCTGGCTGCCGTGTTCATCGCGCCCTTGGCGGCATCCGCCCCCTTGGAGGCGTCGGCGTACATCTGCGCGAAGATCTGGTTCATCTCGGCGAGACGAGCCTCGTGGCGCTTGGTGGCGTCGGCAATCGTGTCGGAGGTGAAGATGGCGGCGAAGGCTTCCCAGTGGTAGCGCAGTTGTTCGACCGCCTTGACCAGCACCTCCACCATAAAGATGCCCGCCTTGCGAACGATCTCGAATTTCTCCGACAGCCACGTCCCGATCTCCCAGCCGACGAGGAAGGCCCCGAGCACCGCAAACGCCGTCTTGAGCACGCCCACGCTGGCCACGGCGGCGGACACCGACAAGTTGGCCGTCGTCCAGGCGGCAGCGGTTGCACTGGCGGCCGTGACCGCCGCCGCACCGGCGGTCTGCCACGCGGTGATGAGTGCCGGGATCAGGCGGTAGATCAGCACGGCCAGCCCCACCTCGGCGATGCGCTTCAACCACTGCATCACCGTGTCGAGGTTCTCCGACAACCACGTCAGCGCCTCGGCGAGCTTCTTGGTGAAGCCGGTCGATTCGTCGAGTTTGCTGATCCATTGCCCAAAGGCGTTCTTAAGGCGTTCGAACGACTGGCTGACGGTTTGCGGCAGTTGGGCGTACTCGCTGGCGAGCTTGTCTTTCTGGCTCATCAGCGCGTTCACCACCACATCAGCAGTGAGGCGGCCTTCCTCGGCGAGCTTGCGCAAGCGACCGATGGGTACGTTCAGACCATCGGCCAGCGCCTTGGCCAGACGCGGGCTGTTCTCGACGACGGAGTTGAATTCCTCGCCGCGCAGCACGCCCGACGCCAACGCCTGCCCGAACTGCAGCAAAGACGACTGCGCCTCGGTGGCCGATGCGCCCGACAGACGCAGCGCCTGCGAGATGCTCTCGGTGATCGTGAGCGCATCCTTCTGCTCGCCGCCCAGCATCCGCACCGCCTGCTGCAGCTTGCCGTACAGCGTGGCCGTTTCCTGGATCGGCACGCCGATGCGCTGGGCGATGTCGAACAGCTCCTTCTGCGCGACGGCGTACTCGCGCTGGCCGGCGGTCGCCAGCTTCAGGCGCGCGGACATCATGTTCCAGGCATCGGCGATCTGGACGATCTCCTGCACCTTGCCCGCCGCCCAGTTGATCGACAGGAAGGCGAGCAGCTGCGTCTTGGCTGTAGAGATCTGATCGCCGAAGGCCGACATCCCGGCCTTGACCTGGGCCATCCCGGCAGCGGCCTTCTCGCCAGCGGTCTTGGCCGTGGCCGACAACTCGCCGAGGCTGCGCTCGGCGGACGTGATGGCGCGCTTGAGCCCCTCGTCGGCCCCTTCGAGCGCGACGAGGACGGAAATGCGGTTTGCCATGAGGGTAGGATTCGGGTAGAGTTCTAACTATTATGGTCAGACTTGTTGGGTCGTCAGGAGGCTGTCATGCAAAGCTGGCAAATGCAAACCGCCAAGGCGCGGTTCTCGGAACTGGTCAAGCACGCGGCGCAGGAAGGGCCGCAGGACATCACGCTGCACGGCAAGTCCGTCGCCGTGGTGCTGTCGCGCGAGCTGTTCGACCGGCTTTCCGGCGGCGAGCAGTCGCTGGTGGACTTCATGCGCGCCTCGCCGCTGGCGGGGCACGACGAAATCGAATTCGAACGTAGCCGCAGCCTGCCGCGCGAGATCACGTTTTGAGCTACCTCGTCGACACCAACGTCCTGTCCGAACTGCGCAACCGCAAGGCCGACGCGAAGGTCGTGGCGTGGATGCAAGCGCGCCCGCGCCAGTCGCTGTATCTCTCCGTCCTCAGCCTGGGCGAAATCCGCAAAGGCATCGAAGGCGTCGCCGATCCCGCTTTCCGCCAGACCCTCACGGACTGGCTGGAAGTGGGGTTGCCCAATTACTTCCTCGGTCGGGTGCTGGGCATCGACGCGGAGGTCGCCGACCGCTGGGGCCGTGTGCAGGCCAGCGCCGGTCGCACCTTGCCGGTCATCGATGGCCTGCTGGCAGCGACGGCCTTGCAGCACGACCTGACGCTGGTGACTCGCAACGTCAAGGACTTCGAAGGTCTTGGCGTGCAGATCGTCAACCCGTGGGAAGCGTGAGCGTCAGTCCACCGTCCGGATCTGCTTCTCGATAGCCGCCGACAGACGCGGGATGCGGCCCGCGACCAGACGCTCGACATCGAGGCGCTTCTTGAGCACGACCTTCGGCACCAGCACGGCAATCGGAATGTCCGCGCCCCGCTTGAGTCGTTTGACGCCTTCGGCCTTGCGGTAACGGCGCTTGAAGCCCGCCAACGGCCGGTCGTGTTCCTTGATGTTCTCGGCCATCAGGACGATGTTCCCCTTTGCGTTCTTGATGAAATAGGCATTGCCGCCACGCATCAGCTCGGCGATCTGGGCCTTGAAGCGTTTCCTGCCGACCCGCCCGTGCAACGGGATCAGCATCCGACCGGCGATCAGGCCACCGCGCTCGTGCATGCCCGACCACGGAATGCGCGAGCCCACGTAGAGTGCAGGCAGGCGGTTCGGGTCTTTGTCCAGCACCTTGGCGGTGAAGCCCTTGAGGAAGGACTTCTTGACCACTGCCATCTGGCTCGCGGCGTGGCTACGCACGTCCTGCTTGAGTTCGACCGCCTCGCTGGCAATGGCGCGCGCCACCGCCTTCTTGACCTTGTCGCGGAACTCGCCGCCCCAGCGGCGCAGTTGCGCCTGCGCAGCCTTGCTATCGATGCGGACGGAGATGCGCATGGTCAGTGGCCCGATGGGTGAGCTGGTCGAGGGTCTGGTCGAGATGGCGGGCGTCGCCGCGCGTGCCGATGGCGACGAGCGACAGCAGCCGCGCATCGCGGGCCGCGTCGGTGCGCGCCGTCGCGGCGACGAAGCCGCGCACCTGCGCCAGGGTGTAGTCGAGGATGTCGGGCAGGCGGTGCCCGTGTTCGATCAGGTGCTGGACGGTGTCGAACCAACAGCCGTCACGGGCGGCAGCTTCGCCGCCGGGAACAGACCGTCGAGCTTCGGGATCACCGTCCGGGTAAAAAAATCGGCGTTCACCTCGATCACCTTGGCCGCCAGCAGGATCGCTTCGTCGGCGGCCAGCTCATCGACCCACGCGCGGGGCTTGCCGACCGCGATGGCGATGGCCGATAGCAGGTCGTCGCCGCACTCACCGAACAGCGCCAGCCAGTCGATCTCGCTGGCGGTGAGCTGCTGCATCACCGGCGAGATCGCCCGCAGGAAGCTCGGCATCTGCCCGACCTTCAGCGGTTTGATGACCAGCGGCTCACCGTCGATGACCAGTTCGATGCTTTGCGGAATCAGGGCTGCCAGGTCACTCATGGCGGCCCCCATCAGAGCTGCACGATGCGGCCGAACTGGCCGAGCACCGCGTCATAGGGCTTCGTGGTGTCGGCCAGCAGCGAGCCTTCCAACTCGAACTTGTTGTACTCGTCCGAGATGAAGGAGATTTCCTTCAGCGGATCGAAGGCCACGCGGTACAGCTCGACCAGCACCTTGGCGTTGCCTTGCGCGGTGTTGATGCCCTCGAGGCGCAGGTAACGCTCGGGCAGCGCCTGCGTGAAGATGCCGATCTCGGTGGCGACGCCGAAGGCGTAGCTCGCCTTGAACGGCGCGGTGAAGCCGGTGGTATCCAGAAACTGGAGGGCACCGAAGTCGGTGTCGGCGGTGTAGTTCGCGCCCAGGGCCAGGGTGGCAGGCGTGGCCGCCGAATCCACCACGACGAGAGACGACACCTTCGGGTGGGCCAGGAAGTAGCGGTCGCCCGGGGTCGGCGTTGCGCCGCCCACCGGTTCGGCGGTGACCGTGCCCGGCGTGCCCACGACGTGGTTGCCGTAGAGGGCCAGCGCCAGGTTCTCCTTGGTGAACTCCTCGATGGTGAGGTTCACGGTGGCGGACTTCTGCTTGACCATCCGGTGATCGAGCGAGCGCTGGCCGGTCTGGCTCTCGTAGTGCTCCAGCACATCGGTTTTGAGGGAGAGCTTCAGCTCGGCGACGTTGCCGGGCGAGCGCACTTCGATGGGAAGGCCGTCGGTGTCGCGCTTGCCGAGGAAGACGCGCCCTTGGAAACTGGCGTAGGTGCTCATGGCTTGGGTTCCTTGCGTTGAATGGGAGGAAGGTCGGTTTCAGTCCGGGCGGGCTTGGCTGGCGTCGTGGTGTCGCGCGTGGCAATGTCGTGCGCCAGCAGCCATTCGGCGGTGTCGTCGTCGACCTCGATGCGGGCGCCAATCCCGTAGGACTTGCCCGCGTGGGTATGCGGGCGGGTCAGAACGAGACGTGTCGGTTGTGGGGTCATGGGTGGTCATCCAGGGGTTGAGAGGTCATTGGCCAGCGTCCGGTACGTGATGCGGTAGCGCGCTGGAAGCGCCACGGCGACCGCGTCGGCGTCCTCCACCTCCCACTCGCATTCCTGCTCGCGGATGCTTAAGCACAGCCCGCCGAGATTCCCGTCCGCCATCAAGGCGGCGTGGGCGGCGGTGAGCAGCCGGTCGGCTTCGGTTTCCGGGACGGCGGGCGGAACGGCGCGGGCCAGCGCCACGACGCGGACGGTGAATTCGCGCGTGACGCGGTCGTTGGCACGTTCGGTGATGGACTCGGATTCGGGGAACAGTGCCAGCGCCGGACATTGCTCCCGGCTGATGGCCACCGTGGGCGAGCGGTGCAGCGTTGCCCCTAAGCCTTCCGCATGCGGACGGACAGCCGCCAGCGCCGCGAGCAGGATCTGTTCGCGGATCGAATTGCCTGCCATCGCTCAGACCCTCGTCAGGGTCGCGCGCATCTCGGAACCATCGCCCACGGCCCGGATGTCACGCACCACGAAGGTCACGCCATCGATTTCGACCGGCTCGCGCTGTGCGAGCCCAACGAAGACGGACGCGGGATAGGTCACCACGTACTCGGTGCTCAGGCTCAGGCCGTCGAGCACCGTATCGTCCGGAGCGGCAAAGCCGACCGGGTGGCGCTGCGCTGTCGTGCCGTCCGAAGGACGCCAGAGGCAGTCCTTCAGGAGCCCGGCGTTGGTGGCCGCCTCGTAGATCTGCTCGACGAGGTTCATTACGCCACCGTCAGCTTGACCAGCACGCCGGGGCGATGGCACATCGGCAGCGGGTTGGACTGCGTGTGCAGATCGGTTCCACGGTCGAACTTGCGCGGTTCCTGCTTGGCGTACAGCGGCTGGCCGACCGTGTTGACGGTCTCGTTGAAGTCCGCCGGCGCGAAGTAGGTGCCGAAGGTGTCGATGGTGCCCAGCGGGAAGGCATGGGCCTCACCAGCGGCGATGAAGCGGCGCGCGGTGCCACTGGCATCGGTGGCCTGGCCCCGGTACTCCTCGAAGGTGATGCCGCCGTAGGTGAAGCCGCGACGCACGTCGTTGATGAGGATGGCCCCGTTCTGCCAGTTCTCGAACGCCTTCTCGACCTTGGCGTGACCGGTGAGCGCGGCGAAGAACTCCGGCGAGCACAGGCAATGGACGCCGTTCATGAACTCGCCTTTGAGGTTCTCCTCGATGGTCGCGAGCACCGTGGTGCATTTGGCTTTAACGTTGGTGCCCGCCGTGCCCAGCTCGAAGGCTACCGTTTGCTGCGTGATCTCGAAGGCGTCGAACAGGTCGTAGAGCACCGAGCCGTCCGCATCGAGGATCACGCCCTTGAGCGCACCCATGCGCAGGTGCTCCAGCGTGATCGCATGTTTGTTGCGCATCGTCTCCAGATGGCGTGCAATCACGCCTGCGACCGTCTCGGTTTCGGTTTCCGAACCGAAGGCGCGGGTGCCTTGCACCTCTTCGGGCAGCACCACGTCGTCGTGCGGAATATGCGGCACGACGAAGGAGCGCAGCTTGCGCTTGCCACGCACGCCGACCGTGCCGGGCGAACCCGGGGGCAGCGTGGGCAGCAGGTTGAGCACGCCGTTCATTTCCTCGACGACGATCTGGCGCTGGCGCACGGGCTTCGCCGGCATCAGGTTCAGTTCTTCCAGACGCCCGTAGCGGTTGGGAAGGATGTTGATGGCGGCGGTCAGCGCGGCCATCGAGAAGGCGGGATTGCTGAAGGGGTTGTTCATGGTCAGGCTCCTTGACGAACGAGCACGCCCAGCGCCTTCAGTTGCGCGATGGCGGCGAATTGTTCGGCAGTGGTGATGGCGTCGGGCCAGGCGAGTGCGTGGTGGGCGACGATGGCGTGGCGTGCGACGACGAGGCCGTCATCACGGTCGATCAATGCGGCGTCGCAGGCTTGCAGCAGAACGCCTGCGGCGACCTGCGTGCCGTCCTCGGCGGACGGATCGAGCTGCTTGTACTTACCGGTGGCGGTAACGATGCCGAGCACCGTACCCAGCGGCAGGTTCTGGCCTGCGGCCACGGTGACGCGGTCGCGCGAGTACAGGTTGGGCGCCTCGTACTTCAGCAGGTCGCCCAGGTTCAGCGGTTCGGCGAGAACGGACATTTCAGAACTCCTTCTTGGTGGATGCCGCCGCGATCTGCTTGGCGGCCTCGATCAGCGGATTGCCGGCCGCAGGGCGCGCGGCATCGGGTGCGATGCGGCTGGTGATTTCGGGACTGGCTTCGGCCTGCGCCGCGAGCAGTTGGCTGCGCACTTTCGCGGGCGAGTCGTTGGCTTCGAGGAAGCCCGCGATCAAGTCGGTGCGCCCGGCCAAGGTGCAGGTCTGAGCGATTTCGACGGCGTCGGCCACGGTCATTGCCGTGGTGGTGGCCGATTGAGAAGGACTGCCAGCAGGATCAGCAAGAGGCCGATCAGCAGCAGCGGGGTTGGTTCGATCATTCATGGAAGACTCCATCTGGTGGTTGCGAAGAAAGCCCGCTTGGCTGGCCGGAGCCACCTGAGTCGGGAGAGGGGAAAGCGATTGCGTGAGTTGTGTGAGCGCGTCGTCGAAGCCGCCGACGGCATCGGCCAGACCGGCGGCGACGGCGTTCGAGCCGAAGAACAGGCCCGCTTCAGTGGCGCGAACGGCGTCCGCGTCGAGGCCGCGATGGCGCGCGACCGTCTCGACGAACAGGTCATAGACGCGATCCACCTCGGCCTTGAGGACGGCGTGGGCCTCGTCGGAGATCGGCTCGTGCGGGTTGAGGTCGTTCTTGCGCTCGCCCGCGAACACGGCGGTGTAGCGAACGCCGTCTTTGGCGTCCTTGACGGACTGATCGACGTGCATGGCGATGACGCCAATCGAACCGACGCCGCCGGTGCGCGCGACGAACACGCGGGTGGCGGCGGACGCCAGCGCGTAGGCCGCCGAGAACGCCATGTCGTTGGCCACGGCCCAGACGAGCTTCACTTGCGACGCCGCGCGGATGCGGTCGGCCAGATCGAACACGCCGCCCGACTCGCCGCCCGGTGAATCGATGTCGAGCAAGATCGCAGCGACCTCGGGGCTGGCCAGAGCGGCGTCCAGTTGCGCGGCGATGCCGGTGTAGCTGGCGAGACCCGATTCGGCTTCGAGGCCCGAGGTGCGGCGCACCAGCGTGCCGTAGATCGGGATGACAGCGACCTTGCCGCTGACCGGCGCCGGCGCGCGCGCCGCTGGCGTGTAGCCCATAGGCGCGGCGAGATCGGCGAGGCCGATGCGTGCGCCGAGCACGGATAGGATGACGTCGAGTTTCGGGCGATGGATCGCCAGCGGCACGCCGAACAGGCGCGCCGCCAGGTGAGGCAGCACGGTCATGGGAATCCTTCGGGGAAAGCGGTCAGGCGATGGAGTCGCCGCCGGTGGCGTCGGGTGTGACGGCGTTGCGGTTGGGTTCCGCCCCATCACGCACATTCGCGCCGTCCTTCGACGTATGGCGAGGGTCGGAATCGAAGATCAAGCCGAGGTCGTCGGCGCGCTGGTTGTCGGCGGCGATCTCGCGGTCGACGTCTTCGGCGTCGTAGCCGTTGGCCGAGATCGCTTCCGAACGGCTCATCAGGCCCGCGCGGATGGCGAGCAACATCGCCTTGAATTCCTTCTCGGGATCGACCCACTGCCAGCCCTGCGGAATCCACTTCACCTGCAGGTACTGGCGGCGACGCGCCGGCCCGCCACGCGCGAAGCCCGGCGCTTCGAGCGCACCGGCGAGCACGGCCTGCTTCATCCACGCGGCCCACACTGGGCGGCACATCTGATGCACCAGCACGCCGTGCTGCACCATCTCGCAGCGGCGGCGGAACTCCAGCATCCCGGCGCGGATGGACGAGTAGTTCACGCCGGTCAAGTCGCCGGTGAGTTGCTCGTAGGTGATGCCGATGGCGGCGGCGACCGCGCGGAACTGGGTGCGCAGGAACTCGGAATACGAGCCGCCGACGTCGGCCGGATCGGAGAACTTGATGTCCTCACCCGGTTCCAGAATCTGCAGCGTTCCGGGCTCCAGCCCGGCGAGTGCGATGCCGTCGCCATCGGCCGCCCCTTCGCCCATCAGGTTGTCTTCGGGGTTCTGGCGCGTGACGAAGCCCGCGAACATCGCGGCAGTCTTCTTGCGCACCAGCTCGGCGTCGTCGTACTGGTCGAGCTCATTGAGCTTGACCAGCGCCCGCGACAGCCACGGTTCGCCCCGGATCTGGCCGGGACGCAGAACACGGAACAGGTGGATGATTTCCTTCGCATCGATGCGCACCGTGTCCATCCCGCCCCGGCCCGACATCGGGGCCAGCCGACCGTCCTCCGGATGCGAGCGGTACAGGTGGTAGGCGACGCGCCGCCCCAGGCTGTCGAACTCGATGCCGGAGCGCACGACGTTGCCCGAGGGCAGATCGGTGTTCAGATGGATCGGCAGGTGCTCGGGCTCCAGCAACTGAAGCTGCAGCGGCACCACCAGCCCGTCTTCCGGGCGGCGCGGCCGCAAGCGGATCAGGCATTCGCCGCCTTCGAGCATCGCGCGGCAGGCCAGCGCCTGCAGGCCATAGAAGTCGGTCTGCCCGGCCGCGTCGGCTTCCGCCGTCCAGTCGCGCCACAGCGCCTGCACCTCGGCCTTGAACGAGTCGTCGGGCGACAGGCTCTGCGGCTTGATGCCGGTGCCGACGGCGTTGGCCACGAAGGCCTCGATCCCGGCTTGCGCCCAAGCATTGCGACGCACGAGGTCGCGGCTCTTGCCACGCAGTTCCGCATTGGTCGCCAGCATCGCCGCGACCGCGCCGGGGTTGCCGGGCATCCACGCCAGCGAGCGACGGCCACGGCCCGCCGCTTCGTGAACGGGAGGCTGGCCGAACAGGCTTCGGAGTTTCGAATACCAGGCCATCAGAACCCCCGTCAAAAACCTTTGTGGGTCGTAACCCGGATCTGGCGCGGCGCGCCGGGCAAGAGACCGGTTTCGGCTGCCTGCTGCAGCAGTCCGCGCCTGACCTCGCGGATCGCGGCCATCAGTTCATCGACCGAGCGGTACTCGACCGTCTTGTCGCCGAAAGAGACGCGGCGTTCGCCCTTGGCGAGCGCCGTCTCCAAGGCCTGGAGTTGGGCTTCTGCGTAGGCCATCAGCGGTACACCACGAGGTTGATTTCGGAGGAGTCGTCGAACGACGCGGCCGTCGTCGCGCAGGAGACGTCGACGTACTGAGGGGTCTTCAGATCGGAACTGGCGCGCACGATGGCCACGCGCTGCTGGCCGCTGTTCGTGCTGCTGCGGGCGAGCGCCAACCAGCAGTAATTCGCGTCGGGCATCGCCACGGCGAAACGCACGCGGTAGCGGCCCGCCGCCGTGCGCACGACACTGGCGACGTTGTGCGCGCTGGCGACAACGACCTGACCATTGACGTAGCCGAAGCTGACCCACACCCGGGCGAGGCCGGGGTGCGTGGCGTCGATCTTGGTCTTCACCTCGAAGCCGATGCGCGCCGCCAGTGCGGCGATGCTGGACGCGAGACTCATCAGGCCAGCGCCCCGTCGAAGATGACGACGAAGTCGGTGTCGGTGTTGCCGACATCGGCGGCAGCTACCGCACCAATGTTGGTGCGCGCCTGCAGCTGCTCGGCCACCGTCAGGGTCTGCGCCGCGTCGAAGCGCACGCGCAGGTTGACTGCGGCCAGGAGCGCATCCAGACCGCTGGTGCCGTTCTGCAGCAACTGTTGGATCTCGACCAGGGTGTCGTAGGCGGCATCCGCTCCACCCAAAATGTCGGCCTTGAGCGCATCGAGCAGCGACACGATCTTGTTCGACGAATAGGTGGTGGCAGTGGCGATCTGGTTGTCGTCGATGGCCGTCGCGGACAGCACCGCCGCCTTCAACTCGTTGATCGCCGCGACCAGACTCGACTTGTCGGTGGTGGACAGGCTGGCGAGATTGCCTGCCGTCGCCCGAACGTCGTTGAACTCCTGGGCGACCCGGATGACCAGGCTCTCGATGCGCGTGGCAAGACTCATGAAAACTCCTTTGCAGATCAGGACAACCAGCGGGGATCAGCGAAGCCATCGGCTTCGGATGACGCGCCGGCGTGATGGGGTTGCAGAAACAGCGAGGCCACCGCGTTGGGTGGCCTCGTCTGGGTCAAATGTTTGAATCGGGGGCGGCTCATCCGGTGGCCGCTCCATCCCGAGTTGGCGCTCCAGTTCCCGCCAGTGGCGCTCCTCGAAGCGATCCAGGCCCGCGCTTGACGCGGCCGCGCGGGCGTACACGTAGCAGTCGAGCGCCTCGTTGCGCTCGCGCATCTTTTGCCACTCGCGCACCGGGAAGCCATTGCGGTCGCGGCGGGTGATCAGTTGCTCGGCGCAGAGCTGCTGTATGAACTCCGCATCGATCTTGGGCAGGTGGACGAAGCCGGTCGGGTAGACCGTGGTCACGCCGTCCTCGCTGACGTCCGCGCTCTTGCGCAGGTTGTTGTAGAACTCCAGCTTGGCGATGCCGACCGCCACCGTGTACACCTTGATGCCCCGGCGCAGCTTCTTGCCGCCCTGCGAGACATCGATGGCCGTCGGGGTACCGATCAAGGCCGCGCCGCGCGGCACACCCTTGACCGCCATCACGCGCGAATCGCGGCAGGCGCGCACGAAAGCGTAGGCCTCCTGCGTCGCAAAGCCGGTGTCGAGCGCGAACCGGGCCAACGGCATCGCCGCGCCCGAGGCATGCGTCCAGTTCTCCGCAATCAACTCGGCGAGGCGCTTCCACACCGCGTCGCGGGCGGTGTCGCCCATCAGCACGCGGTGTTCCACCAGCCAGGACTCCTTGCCGCGCCCAAAGGCCCAGATCGACGCCTCGATGCGATCCTTCTGCACGTCGGCCGCGCCCACCAGGAGCAGTCCTCCCTGCGGAACCGTGCCGATGCGGTAGTCCTCGCGGCGCTCGACCAGCCGTTGCCAGTCGGGTGCTTCGCCTTCCTCGACCCAGGTCTCACCCAGTTCGGTGTTCTTGAAGGTCTTGATAGCAGCCGCCGATCCCGATTCCTTGTTGACGGAGCTCTCCCACGCGGCGGCGATGTCACGCCAACTGCGCCAGCCCACCGGGCTGTACAGCGACGACAGGTGAAATCCCGCGGTCTTGCCGGGCCCGTCGCTGATCATCGCGCGCCACTCGCCGTGCTCCAGCATCCAGGTCTTGTGATGCTCGGCAATCGACTCGTCGCACGATTCGCAGATGTAGGCCGCCGTCTCCGGTGCGCCCTTGTCCCAGCGCAACTGCTCGAAGCGCAGCCACTGCCGGTGCGAGCAATGCGGGCACGGCACGAAGTAGCGACGCTGGTCGCTGGCCTCGTATTCGCGCTCGATGGCGCTCGCCCCGGAGATCGTCGGCGTCGAGACGATGAAGATCTTGCGGCGCGCGAAGGTGCGGGTGCGCGCCTCGGCCAGCGAGATCGCGTCGCCTTCGCCCTCGACGTCCAGCGGATAGCCGTCGACCTCGTCGAGAAACAGATACCGCACCGGCATCGACCGCAGACCGACGGCGCTGTTCGCGCCCGTCATCACGAGCACGCCGCCCCGGAACTCCTTGGCGAGGATCGTGTTGCCCGAGTCGCGCGAACGCGCCGGCGCGATCAGTTCCGCCAGCGCCGCCGACTCCTCGATGAGCGGGTCGATCCGCTGCTTGGAGTTGCGCTTGGCCATCTCCACCGTCGGCCAGACCGCCATCATCGGCCCCGGCGCATGGTGGATCACGTAGCCGATCCAGTTCGAGCCCATCTCGGTCGCGCCGAGCTGGGCGGCCTTCATGAACACCACACGTTCGACCGGCGAGGTCGGCGACAGGCAGTCCATGATCGCCTTCAGGTATGGCGTGCGGCTGGTACGCCAGCGCCCCGGCTCGGCGGATGCTTTGCTGGAAAGCATCCGGTGGCGATCCGACCATTCGGACACCGTGAGCAGAGGATCGGGCGTCAAGCCTTCGCGCCATGCGCGCTCGATCTCGGCCGCGCCTTCGTAGTCCATGTCCATCGTCAATCCACCCGAGGGCGCATCTCGCCCAGCTCCTGCAGGTGCTCACGCACCGCCGCCTCAAGGGCGATGTGCATCGTGTGCGGATCGACACCGAGCTTGGCCGCCATCTGCGCCGAGATGCGCGCGGGCCAGTTCAGCCACGCGTCGCGCTCGGCGCGCGCCAGCTTGAAGACGTGGGCGATGGCCTGGTTGCGGTCGACCAACTCGCCCTTGAGCCGGGCCAGGCGCACCTTGTTCGTCTGCGCCTTGACCACCTCGTTGACTGTGCGCGCTTGCAACAGCGACGCGCCGCCGGTAGGCAAGGCAGCCTGACCGTCGCCCACGGGCGCGGCGGTGGCGGTTTCCGGCGGCACGACGGCCTTGACGGCACGGGCGCGCGTGCCGGTGCGCGGCGCTTCGGTGTTGCGCGCCCACTCGGCGTCGGCGCGCTGCGGCTCAAGGGTTCCGTCCGACTCCGGCGTGATGCGCCCGGCAGCGATGGCCTTGCGCACCGCCGCGTCGGAAACGCCACGGTGACGCGCGTAGGCGCGAATCGAGATTCCCATCGGCACCTTCAATCATGTGTTCGTCCTTCGTCGAGAAAGAGCTTGTCTTCCATCGGGAACAGCGCGTTCATCACGTCACGCCATCAACCACGTCGAAAGGACAAACGATGAACAACCCAGCCCCCGACACCCTTGCAGTCAAGCTCGCCGAAGCCGCCATGACGGTCTTGGTGCGCGCCTGCCGCAACGAGGTGGCCACCGCCAGCAATGCGGACCTCGAAGCCGCATGCGCTTCGATGCGCGCACGAGCCAAAGCGGTAATCGATCAACTCCTGGATGACGCTCGGGACGCGCCCTGGATCGCGGAAACGGCGTTCCATGCCGCCGCCCTTGAACTGGCCGAAGCAGGCATCTCGTCACTGCGCAGGCGCTGAAGCAGAAAGAGCTTGGCTTCACCGGCGAACAGCGCGTTCATCACGATCCCAATCAACCACTGCAAAGGAACTGACCATGAGCACCATCCAACTGACCCCGGCTCAGCACGCCATCCTCGCCAAGGCCATCCACTCCAGCGACGGCAAGATCGATTGGTTCCCCGACAACGTCAAAGGCGGCGCGCGCAAGAAGGTGCTGGAAGGAATGTTCAACCGCGCCCTCATCACGCCCGACGGCGAGGGCTGGCGCATCGCCGCCGAGGGTTACGATGCGCTGGGCATGCCGCGTCCCGGCGTCCAGCAGCCGACGGCCCAGTTCGACGCCGAACTGGAGCAGGACGTCATCGCCGCCGAAGCCACGTGGAAGCAGGAGGCCAAGACCACGCCGCGCACCCGCGAGAACAGCAAGCAGGCCGAGGTCATCCGGATGCTCAAGCGCCCCGAGGGCGCGACCATCCGCCAGATCTGCGATACCACCGGCTGGCAGGCGCACACAGTGCGCGGCACCTTCGCCGGGGCCTTCAAGAAGAAGCTGGGCCTGACCATCACCTCGGACAAGCCGGAAGGTGGTGAGCGAATCTACCGGATCGCCTGATCAGAAAGATCGAGAAAGAGGCCAAGCGGCGCTTGGCTTCTCAATCGAACAGCGCGTTACTACGCGCGTCGCCACGATCAACCCGCCGGAGCCGAAGATGACCCGCAAGCAGCAAATCCCCGCCACCCAGAATGACGCCTGGGGCTTTTGGGGCACGATGAACGAACACGCCAGCGCCTCATGGCCCTTGGCCTTGAACGCCATTTCGGACGCCACCGGCCAGCCCCTCGAATCGGTGCGGATCTTCCTCGACAGCCGACACGGCCGCCACTTCGCGGACGAGGTTCAGAACGGGCTGTACCGGGGCCAGACCTTGGCGGACGCGATCAACGCCGCCACCCGACAGTGGATGGGCTGGACGATTGGACGCCAGACCAGCAAGCAATACGGCATCCCGCGCGGTCTGCCCTACCTGACGGGCTTCGTGATTCACTGCGAGATCACTGACGAGTCCCTGGCCGCCTGATCGAACGCCATGCCATCCGCCTCGCGGGTGGCACGTTTCCCAGTCCAGTCCTGCCAGCGGCGCACGATCACATCGACGTACTTCGGGTCGAGTTCGATCAGCCGCGCCAGCCGTCCCGATTTCTCGGCGGCGATCAGCGTCGTGCCGGAGCCGCCGAAGGGATCGAGCACCACGTTGCCGGGGCGGCTCGAATTTCGGATCGCGCGCTCGACCAGTTCCACCGGCTTCATCGTCGGGTGCAAGTCGTTCTTCTGCGGCTTTTTGATCTGCCACACGTCGCCCTGGTCGCGGTCGCCACACCAGTGGCGCTGCGCCCCCTCGGGCCATCCGTAAAGGATCGGCTCGTACTGACGCTGGTAGTCGGCGCGACCGAGCGTGAAGGTGTTCTTCGCCCAGATGATGAAGGTCGACCAGTGGCCGCCCGCCGCGCGGAAGGCAGATTGCAGCGTGTCCAGTTCGCTGGACGACATCGCCACGTAGATCGCGCCACGACAGTGGGCGATGGTCGGCGTCAGCGCGGCGAGCAGGAAATCGTGGAAGCCGTCGCCGAGGTTGTCGTTCAAGATTGCGCGATCCTTGCCGCGCAGCTTGTCCTTCGCGCTGTTGGCGTAGTTCACGTTGTACGGCGGATCGGTGAACACCATGTCCACCGGCTCGCCGTCGAGCAAGGTGCCGTAGCTCGCGGCCACGGTGGCGTCGCCGCACAGCAGCCGATGGCCGCCGAGCAGCCAGACGTCGCCCGGGCGCGAGACCGGCGTCTCGCTGACCTCGGGCACCGCATCGTCATCGGTTTCGCCTTCGGAATCCGGTTCATCGCCCGCCAGCAAGTCGGCCAGCGCATCGGCGTCGAAGCCGGTCAGATCGAGGTCGAAACCTTCGTCCTGCAGCGCCTCCAGCTCGACGCGCAGCAGTTCATCGTCCCACCCGGCATTCTCGGCGATGCGGTTGTCCGCGATCACCAGCGCACGGCGCTGCGTCGGCGTCAGATGGTCGAGCACGACCACCGGCACCATCTCGAGGCCGAGTTTCTGCGCGGCGGCGAGCCGTCCATGACCGGCGACGATCACGCCGTCGCTGCCCGCGAGGATAGGATTGGTGAAGCCGAACTCGGCGATGCTGGCGGCGATCTGCGCCACCTGCGCGTCGCTGTGCGTGCGCGCGTTGCGGGCATAGGGCACGAGCTTGGCGGTCGGCCATCGTTCGATCTTGTCGGCGAGCCACGAGAGCGTCATGCCACAACCTCCTCGATACGCTCGCCCTCGACCTCGTCGAAGGTCTGACCCGTGGCCAGCAGCGTGACCGCCACCTCCGGGTGGTTCTGCCGGAAGCGTCGGATGGCGACATCGACGTACTCCGGCGCAATCTCCACCGAGTGGCAGACGCGCCCGGTGCGCTGTGCGGCCAGCATCGTGCTGCCGCTGCCGCCGAACGGCTCGAACACCAGATCGCCCGTGTCGCTGAACGCCTCGATGACGAACTGTGGCAGCGCGACCGGGAATACGGCGGGATGGTCGATGCCTTCGCCGATCTTGCCCTTGTGACGCATCACGCGGATCACCGAATCGGGGATGCGCATGTCCTGCGTCGGCTGGCCCGCATGTGTCCAGCCGCCGACTTCGCCATCCTTGCCGCGCATCGCGGTGGAGGAACCATCGGCACGCAGGTGCGTTTCCTGCCCAGCGAACTTGCAGGGCACGATCTTGTTGGGCTTGCGACTGGCGCGGTTGAAGTGGAACACGAACTCGAAGCTGGGCGCGAAGCGGCCCGCCCAGTCGCCGGGCATTCCCGGCCCCTGATCCCAGACGTACCAGCCGAAGCGCCGCCAACCCTTCGTCCGCATCCAGCCGATCCACGCCTCCCAATATGGGACGAACTCATTGTCGCGGTGGATCAGGCCGAGGTTGACGAGCACCTGGCCGTCGTCGGCCATCGGCAATTGCGCGAATACGCCGCGCATCAGGCTGTCCCAATCCGCGATGCTGCCGGTGGTGTAGTCGCGCTGGTTGCCGTAGGGTGGCGAGGTAAAGCACAGCGCCGCTTGCTCGCCCGCCATCAGCGTGGCGACCACGTCGGCATCGGCGGCGTCGCCGCAGATCAGGCGATGCGCGCCGATGGCCCAGACGTCGCCCACGCGGGACACCGGCGTGGCCGGAGCTTCCGGCACGTCGTCGGCGTCGTCCGCCGCGTCGTCCTGTTGTTCGCCCGCGTCCGGGACTTCGGCGCTTGCCAGCAGGTCTCGCAGCTCGGCGTCCTCGAAGCCGGTGAGCGCCAGCTCGTATCCGGCCTCGGACAGCTCGGCTAGCTCCAGCGCCAGCATTTCCTCGTCCCAGCCCGCATCCAGCGCCAGCCGGTTGTCGGCGATGACGTAGGCGCGCTTTTGCGCCGTGCTCAGGTGTGCCAGTTCGATGACCGGCACTTCGGCCAAGCCGAGCTTGCGCGCGGCGGCCAGACGCCCGTGGCCCGCAATGATGCCGTTGCCGCCATCGACCAGGATCGGGTTCGTCCAGCCGTACTCGACGATGCTGGCCGCGATCTTGGCGATCTGCGCCTCGGTGTGCGTGCGCGGATTGCGGGCGTAGGGAATCAGCGTCTCGACCTTGCGGTACTCGACGTTCAAAGGGTTCAAGGTGTGGGTTCCAGAAAGCAAGCGCAGCGCCGTTTCGGCGCAGCCAAAAACGAAACCCGCCGACGGACGACGCCGTGGGCGGGTTGGAGTGTGAAGTGCGAACTGGACGGGGTGCGAACCTGCGAACCGTGCGAACCTCGGTGCGCACTCTGACGCTAGAAAAGCGCCGCGCTCGCGCCCCCCGCATGGGAGTTTGGCCAGGAAGGACCCCTTTTGCCTTGGGCCACTTCCTGTGCCGTCACCGCTGTCCAGAAGATAGCTGAAATACTACCCCCGACTGGGCTGTTTTGTTGCATGCCTGCCGGGCCTCGAAACGGACAAGCAAGGCAAGGCGAGGACAAACGCGGCAAGCATTACCCTAAATTGCCCACGTTTTTGGACGGCGGCCGCACGCCTTCGCCGTTGAGGTTCGTCGCCACGATCTCCAGTGCCCGCTGCCAGCGTCGCCACGCCGTGCTGCGGTCGCAGGCAAAGCGGATGGTGATGTCCCGCCAGCCGTAGCGCTTGGCGCGCATCCACACCAGATGGCGCTGCTCGACCTCCAGCCATTGCACCCAGCGCATCGTCTCCAGCATCCGGTCGATGGCGTCCGGCGTGGGCGGGAACGGTCGGTAAACCTTCTCGTCGGCGGAAAACGACTCCCACTCCTTGCGCACAAAGGCAGGCCAGCAGTTGAAGTAGCCCTGCACGCGTACGGGTGGCAGGCGGCGTCCGGTGCTGGCCGCCTCCTCGAAGCGGGCGGCCACGCCCTCAATCGTCCAAGGGTTGTGACGGTCAGCCATGGCGTCGCCCTCCATTGCCGTAGAGGCGTTCACCGATCTGGCGCACCAACTCGCGCTCCATCCAGTCCAGACGCTCGTCGTCAGCATTGACGACGAGGATGTGCTGGTCGCGCCAGCCGCGTTGCTTGATGACATCCACGTCCTGAACTTCCGGCTGCAACCTGCCCAGCGGGCAGCGGTATTGGGGTGTCGGGATCTTCATCTCACACCTCCCGTTCCAATGCGTGCTGTGCGATGGCCCAGTGCAGCAGGGCCAGGGCATCGGCTTCGTTGTCATCGACCGGGGCATGACCACTGGCGCGGGCGGATGCCACCATCTCATCCTTGCTGGCGTTGCCCTTCCCGGTGGCGTGCTTCTTGATCGTGCCGACCGGAACGCCCTGGTACGGGATGTTGTGGTGCTCGCACCAGGCGGTCAGATGCCCCATGAAGCCGCCATAGGCGTGCGCCGCATCCACACCCGCGTGCCGCCGCACTTCTTCGAAGAACACCGCGTTGATGTGCTGGCTCGCCGCGTACAGATCGTTGAGCCAGCGCTTGAATCGCAGGAAGCGCATGCCGCCACCTTCGAAGCGCTGCGGTTTGAATTGCTCGGTGCCGCTGGTGATCGTGCCGTCCAGGTGCTGCAGCGCCCACCCGGTGCGTGTACCCAGATCGAGGGCCAGAATCGTCGTTCTCATCATTCACTCCATTTCATGGAGGCGGGTGACGGATGCGACAGGTCTGCCGGAAATCTCCCTATCGTGCGTGCGCGCGCACGCGTGAGGGGTTAATCAGTGGACCTGTCAAATCCGTCACCCGGCCTCTCGTCAGTCGTCTCGGTAGGGATAGCCGCCGCGGTAGTTGTCGCTCGGGGGCTTGGGCCTCAGGCTGATGCCGGCCAGGGCGCGGGCACCGCCATGCAGGCGGCACTTCTCGAACTTGCGCGTCGCCATCAGCTCGGAGAAGCGCTTGACCGAGCCCACGTACTCGCCCGCACGCTCGGCCCATTCGCGCCAGTCGGCGAACAACTCGGACACGCCTTCGCGGTGGGTTTTGGCCAGGACGCAGCGCTCCTCGATCCACTGACCGAGCGCGTCCTCGGCTTCGAAGTACTCCTCGGTGGCCGACACCACGCAGGCAGGCGGATTGAGGCCTTCGCGCTGCCAGGCGATGCAGCCCTCCACCGCCCAGGCCAAGATGCCGTCGCGCTCGGCCAGCAAGCGCTCCGTCAACCGGCCGTCGCGCCGCTCGGGCGGCACGGTCACGGTGAACGGGATCAGGTGCAGGCGCCGCTTCATCGCCTCGTCCACGTTGCGGATCGAGGGCTTGTGGTTGCCGGCGATCACCAACTTGAACTGCGGCACGTACTCGAAGAAGTCCTGGCGCATGAAGCGTGCGGAGACCTTGTCGCCGCCGGTGATGGCCTTGACCTTCGACTCGTTCCAGCGCCGCCCCTGCTCGGTTTCGATGGACGCGACGAAACGCGCGCCGCGCAGCCCGGCCAGGTCGGTCGGGTGGCGGTCACCGCGCGCCTCCATGAAGGTGTCCATCGGGGCGCTCATGGCGTAATCGCCGAGGATCGTGGCCAGCGTGTTCACGAACACCGACTTGCCGTTGGCGCCGGTGCCGTAGAGGAAGAACAGCGCGTGCGCGGTGGTCGCCCCGGTCAGGCAATAGCCGACCATGCGCTGCAGGTAGGCCTGCAGATCGGCATCGCCTCCGGTGACATCGGCCAGGAAGGCCAGCCAGCGCGGGCATGTCCCGCCTGGTGTGGCCGTTGCCAGCTTGGTCATCCGGTCGGCTCGTTCATGCGGGCGCAGCCGGCCGGTGTGCAGATCGACGACACCACCCGGCGTGTTGAGCGAGAACAGGTCCGCGTCCCACTCGTCGGAGGTAGACGCATGCCGGCGATCCGAGCGGGCCAGCCGATCTACGCCGCCGACCGTGCTGCTGGCCAGCAGTTTGGCGGCCAGCCGGTGCGAGTCGACCTTCACGGCCGCCTCGCGGCAGATCGAGCGGATCAGGTGGTGGACCAGCAGGGTTTCATCGGGCTGCCAGTGCGTACCCGTCCAGACGAGCCACTTGCCCCAGGCCGCGCAGTACCGCCAGTCCTCCGCGTAGCGCGCGGTGAAAGCCAGCGCCAGCGCGTCGTCAGTGGCCCAGACCGTGGCCTCCTGCGAGCACACCGCGTTCGACGGCTTGATGCACATCCGGGGGCCTGCTGCAAGGAAAGCGCCGACGTCGAAACCCTCCGCCAGTGCGTCAGCAGCATCCCATCCATCCGGCTTGTCGTCCGGGGGCAGCAGCACGTCGCACGAGTTTGCCCCGACGGACAACACCGCCTGCGCGGCCGCCATCGCGTACTCCCAGCCGGGCTTGTCGCGGTCGGGCCAGACCAAGACGGACTTGCCCGCCAGCGGCGACCAGTCGGTCTTGTCCACAGGGGCGTTCGCACCGTGCATCGCGGTGGTGGCCACGACGCCGAGCTCGATCAGTGACTGCGCGCACTTCTCGCCCTCGACCAGGACGACGCGGCTGGCTGCGGCTAAGCCAGGCTGGTTGTAGAGCGGGCGAGGCTCGGGCGGCGCCATCTTGCGGCGCTTGGCATCCCAGGGGCGGAACTCCTTTTTGCGCCCCGGTGGGTCGTAGCGGTAGACGACCGCGATCAGCTTGCCGGCGGCATCGAAGTAATCCCACTTCGCCGTGGCCGGCCCGAGATCGTCGACGGGCGCCTCCTTCTTGCCTTTGCGCATCGGCAACGCTGGTGCATGGCCGATCAACTCGGCGGCGTGCCGCAGTACGCGCGGGAAGTCGGCCTGGACGCTCACGCCAAGGGATGTCGCGATCAGATCGAAGATGTCGCCGCCGTCCCCGGTGGCACGATCCGTCCAAAGTCCGGCTTTTTCGCCATCGAGCACGACCTCGAGGCTGTCGCCCGGGCTGCCGAGCACGTCGCCGATGAGGAACTTGCCCCGGCGCTTCTTTCCCGCGGGGAACATCGAGAGGAGCACCGGTTCCAGCCGCGCGATCAGCTCGGCGCGAACGGTGTCGCGCTCGGCAGTCGATGCGAACTCCTCCGGGAACACGGTGTCATTGAAGTCCAGCATCCGCTTCCTCCTTCCGAGCTGCTTCCAGCGCCTGCGGTTGCTGGGCATCGATCCACGCGATGAGTTCGTTCAGCTTAAAGCGCACGAGTTTGCCGACACGGTAGTGCGGCAGGCCGAGACGCTGGCGCTCCTTTGCATGCGTAAGCCAGTACATCGGCAGGTTGAGACTCAGCGCAGCCTCGCGCGCATCGATCAGGCGCTCCCCGAGCACCTGTGCCAGTGGTGAATTGCTCATGTCGCGGTTCTCCAGCACCGGTCCTGCCAAGGGCACATCCGGCATTCGAAGTGAGTGGGTTCGGAAAACGAGCGCGGCAGCAGTTCGCCGGCCCCGGTCGCGGAAATGACCTTCACCGCGCGGTCGGACATGCGCTGCGCGAGCTCGGCGTCGAAGGGCACGAGCTCGGCGTAGATCTCCATCGTGTCGGCGTTCACCGCCGTGAACAGTGCCGGGTGCTCGTGCAGTTCGAGATAGGCCTGGTAGAGCGCGACCTGCGCGGCGTAGATCGGGCGGGCAGACGCCAGCCGGTTCTTCTCCAGCTCGCGGAAGGCACGCGCGCCCAGGCACTTGTTCTCCCACAGAGCCGGATAGCCGAAGCCCTCGGGGCCGCCGACGATCACACCGTCGACGTGGCCCTGCAGGCGGCCGTCGAGCGCGCTGAAGCCGAACTGCTCGCCGTCGGCCTTGCGCGTGCGCAAGTCGAAGCCGGCATCACGCAACCACGTCACCATGCAATCCTCGATGACGTGGCCGCGCTCGAAGATGCGCAGCATCCGGCCTTCGGTTTCCCGGCCGGGGTCGACCGGCGCCTGCGCGTACTCGTACTGCAGCGCGCGCTCGCAGGCGGCGCCCAGCCGCGAGGCGCCGAGGTATTGCCGCGTGCCCTGCAGGGAACGCGCCAGCCGCATTCCGAGATCGACCAGTGCCGTGACACGCCCCGAGAGGCTGCCCGAGGAATTGAAGTCCATCATGGCTTCACCTCCCACGGCAGGTCGTCCGGAAGGCTCGCGAAGGGATCGCTGACCGGATTCATCAGGCCGCGCACCGGCGGGTACTTGGTCGCCTCGTGGTGCTCAACCATCGCCTCCGTGTAACAGGTGACGATGGCGTCGATGACCTGCAGCGCCTCGCCCTCGGAGTACTCGCCCAGGGGCTTGCCGAAGCCGATCCCGCCGGCCGCCTCGCCGAAGGCCTTGAGGCACTTCCTCATCGCCGCCAGCTCGACATCAGACGGATCGATCATGGCGACCTCCTTGATGTCCACGCAGCCATCCTTCACCCGCAGCCAGTTGCCGTAGAGCGCGTGAAACGCCTCCTGGCAGCGCCGCGAGCAGAACACCCAGTCGATGGGGTAGCGCTGGGGATCGCCGACACCGTGGCGGTTGTCGGTGTGGCCGAAGCCCCGGGCCTGTCGTTTGCAGACCCAGCATTTGCCGCTCATTGCATTCGCTCTCGCCTTCGGTTTCGCGAAACTTCGCTTCGCTCATTTTCATCGCCCCTCCTCACTGCGCCCAGGCCGGCTTTCCGGGCACGGCGGGACGTTGAGCGGCTGCAGGGGCGGGCATCACGCGCGACGGAATGGCGGCGGCCGGTGCGCCCGAGCTACCGCCAGGTGTCTTGGGCGGCAGGCCCATCACACGCGCGTAGTCCGGTTGATCGGGCTCGACCGCCAGCTTGACGACGTTCCGCAGCTCGCCACGGCCGTCCTTCTCGATGTCGATGCGGGCGACGAACTCGATGCCATCGAGTTCGTGGAAGCCTTGGATGCGCCGTGCGGCGGCGGCCTGCGGTGAGTTGTCCTGGGGCAGCACGTTGCGCGCGCTGTTCAGTGCGGCGCGGATGAAGCTGCGGCCCATGCTCGCCCAAGCCTGGCCCTTGGGGCTGTGCAGGCCCACGTTCGACCAGAGCTTGCGTTTGGCGTACTCGCCCTCCAGCACCACGAATTCGCAGGCGAGATAGATCGAGCCGGTGTCGAAACTCTGCGTGGCGTAGCCGCCCGTCCAGCCCTGGGCCGGATCGTCGTAACCACCGGGCTTGATGGTCATGCGCACGCGGGCGACGGTGCCCTTGGGGATGAGGTCGAAGCTCTGCTGCTGTTCGGCGTCGTTGAAATCGTTCCATGCGGTCATGGCTTACTCCTTGGAAGTCGGGATTCGGGTGGCGGCGGCGCACTTGTCGATCAGCGCGCGCAGGTTCGGCGGCTCCAGCAGCTCAAGCTGGCCGGAGCGGTCCTTGGCCGGGTAGCCGTAGGGATTCAGGGTGTGGGTGACGAAGGCGCGGTACGCGCTGCCGTCCTCGGCCTTGATCTCGGCGAGCGTCACGACCTCGTCGACGATGCCGGGCAACTCGGCGGCGGTCTTGGCGCCCTCGATCTGCGGTACGAACACCTTGCGGTTGAAGTCGTCGATGCGCTCGTCGAGGATGGCGACGAACACGACGTGCTTGCCGCGCGCGTGCTGCAGGTGCGTGAGCGCGGTCAGCATCTCGGTGCCCAGCAGGCCGTAGGCGCCGCGGGTGTCAGGCTTGCCGGTGCGCTCGCTGAAGGCCTGCGGCTGGGTCTTGGCCCAGATCAGGGCCAGGCGCGCGAGCACGGTGATGCTGTCGACGAAGTAGGTGTCGTACTTCGCCAGCTGGGCGGGATCGCCGTAGCGCTCGCACACGTGGCGGTAGTGCGCCTCCGAGAACGGCGCCTCGGCAGGCAGCGCCGGGTTCGGGCCGGCCAGAAACACCACGAGGTCGCGGAATTCGGGCCAGGTGGTCGGGCGCACGCAGTCGCCGCGCCAGTCCTTCACTGCGAGATCGCCGGCCTCGAGATCGACGAACAGCGTCGAGTCCTCCGGCAAGGTCTTGAGCTGGGTGGTTTTGCCGATGCCGCTCTTGCCAAGCAGCACCAGCTTGACGCCTTGCTTTTCAGCGAGCCGCTGGTCGGCGGTGATGATGGGGAGTGCCATCACGCCACCTCCTTCAGCTGCTCGGCGACCGCCGGATTCCAGAGGATCTGGTAGCCGCTGTGGCCGTTGCGCGAGTACGGCATGGCCTCGGCCCAGGCTTCGCCGGCCTCGGTCAGCTCCCACTCGTCGCGGTCGTTGCGGAATTGCAGGCCGGTGGCCGCCAGCAACTGGTTCGTCGCCTTGGCCGAGCGGTTGATCAGCTTGCCGAGCTGGGTGGCGTTGAGCGAGCAGATCGGCGCATTGGCAGCCGGTAGCGCGCGGCGCAGCGTCTCGACGGCGAGCCCAGTGTTCTCCTGGATGCAGGTGAGCGTGGCCGCCATCGCGATGCCGGCCTTGACGCCCGGCACCTTGGCCACGGCTTCGCCGATCAACAGGATCGACGACACGCGGTCCTGCGTCGGCGTGGGGAGAGCCGGCAGCTTGGCGCCTGCGGCGTAGGTGCCGGTCTTGCGGATCGCCGGCAGCACTTCGCTGGTCACCCAGCGCTTGAATCGCTTGGCCTCGGGCTTGCGGCTCTTGAGGATCGCCGAGTAGAGGCCGGACTCGTTGATGACCAGCATCTCCTGATCGCCGGAGGGGGTACGCACAATCTGCGTACCCTTCTCGTCGTCATCGAGCGAGCGGGTCATGTCGCTGGCCATGCGGTATTCGAGGGACTGGGCGACATCAGCCGCAACGAACCACGGCTCGCCCTGGGCATCGGTGACGACACGGACCGGACGGCCCTCGAAATCAAACGGAATCAGTTCGGTGCTCATGGATCACTCCTCCGAGATGAGGGCCAGCCGGAACGAGGGCTTGCCGGGCTTGACGGTGCGGGCGGCCTCGAACTGCGCACGCAACGCCGCAGGCCAGTTGTTGAAGCGCGACTCCGAGACGGAGAACTCGATGTCGAGGTAGTCCTCGACCTTTTCGCCGGAGGCGGCAATGCGCCGGGCGATGGCCGCGAGCTGCTCCTGGTCCCAGGACACGCGCTTGGGTTGGTCGACGGTCACGCGCAGCGGGCCGTCGCTGAGGTGGATGACGCCGAAGTCCTTGCCGGCCGCGAGGCGCGCGGCGCGGGCCTGTTCGCCATAGGCGGCATCGAGCGCGGCGTCGAACTTGGCGCGCGCCTTCTTCAGCCAGTCGAGCGCCTCGTCGAGATTGCGGCTGATCTCCTGCTTCTGCGCCGGCGGCAGCGAGGCCAGCTGGCCGACGGACATCTCGGCGAGGTCGGCAGGAAAGATAGTCAGATCGTTCATCGCATCCCTCCTCAGCGCACCGTGCGCTCGGACGTCGAGTCGTGCAGGGCGCAGCGCTCGAATTCGATGACCGCGTCCAGCGGGTAGCTGACGCGTTTGGACAGCTTCAGGTAGCGCGGTCCGCGACCTTCGCTGCGCCAGCGCTGCAGGGTCTTGGGGCTCAAGCCCCAGCGCTGCGCGAGCTCGTTCTCGTTGAGGACCCGACGGTCGCCGGGGGACAGACTGTTGATCGCCTGGTGCGGCGACCGGGTGATGGTGCTTGCCGTTGTCGGCATAAAAGCCTCCTATGACGCTGTTGAGGAACAGGTGTCATTTCAGGCTTCGGGCGGCGAACCTTGGAGGGAGCGAATGGCGAACCACGCGGAAACTTCCGGTTCGCCAATGGCGACAAGCACGAACGGCGAGCACTGGTTCGCCGTCGTGAAGGGCATCCGGCGTCAGTTGCCGGGATCGGTGAAGCCGAGCACCTTGCGCTGCTCGGCCCAGTCGCGCGGGAGCAGATCGTGACGGCCGCGCAGGATCTGCAGATTCAGATGCCGGGGCTGACGCCCGTCGAGAATGGCTTCGACGATGTCGGGCGCCAGCAGCGTGAGCCTCAGCACTTCGGCGACCCAACCCGTTTCCAGCTTCAGGGTCCTGGCCAGATCGGTCACCGTCGCATAGCGACCCTCGTCGATCTGGCGTTTCCAGTAGAACGCCTTGCCGAGCGTCTTGATCATCGGCACGTCGAGGCCACCGGCCATCGCGGCAGCGGATTGAGGCGTCGGCGGGATCAACAGCTTGCGGTTGTGCCGGCGCTTGACCGTCAGCGGAACGAGCGTCACTCGCTGGCCGTCGCTGACGTAGCTGCGGGCGTCGCCTCCCACCTCGACACGGACCACGCGTCTGCGGGGATTGGCGGCTGTATCGTGAGAGTCGTTGTTCATGCCATCGCCTCCTCGATCTCTCCACGGCATTCATCGATCAGCGGATGCGCCCCGATATCGGGCCCAAGGCCGAGCCAGCCGTCTTCGCGCCAGATGATGTCGAGCCCCTGGTCATGCAGTTGCACCCGCTCGATGAGCAGGCGTGTGATGCGCTGCTGCTCGGCGGGGAATAACTGCTCCCACACGGCACCAATGCGTCGCATCGCCACGACCACCTGGGCTTCGTCTAGCGCCGCGCCAGCGGGGTGGCGTTGGCAGGCGCGCCAGGTGCCGATGAGCACTTCCGGCGCCGAGAGTGCGGCGTGGATCTGCGCGAGGACCGCGTTCTCGATCTCGGCGGCCGGCAGATGCCCCACATCCGACGCCCCCGGCGACAGCGTCGCGCCGGCATTGCGGCGCTTGTGCAGGTAGGGCACGTAGTAGCGGTATTGCCGCCCGTTTTTCTTCTTGACGAAGGTGTGCAGCATGCGCTGGCCGTCCGGTGCGAAGAGCAGGCCAGCGAGCAGCGCCGGATGCTTGGCTCGGTGCTCGCGCGGCGCCTGCTTGCGACGTTCGATGAAGGCGTGCGCGGCATCCCACAGATCCTGCGGCACGATGGGTTCATGCTGCCCCTGGAAGCGCTGCCCGTTGTTGGAGAGCTCGCCCAGATAGATCCGGTTGCGCAGCAGCGCGAAGATGTACTGCTGGTCGATGGGGCGCCCCGTCCGGTGGCGTCCGCCCTGCGTGACCCAGGACTTGGTGGTATGTCCCTCGACGGCCAGCTCGCGCACCAGTTGTGCCGCCGACCCGTGCTCGGCATAGCGGCGGAAGATGTCGCGGACCAAGGCCGCCTCGCGTTCGTTGATGACCAGTTTGCGCTCGACGACGTCGTAGCCGAGCGGCGGCATGCCACCCATCCACATGCCCTTGGCCTTGCTGGCGGCGATCTTGTCGCGGATGCGCTCGCCGGTGACCTCGCGCTCGAACTGGGCGAAGGAGAGCAGGATGTTGAGCGTGAGCCGGCCCATCGAGGTCGTGGTGTTGAACTGCTGCGTGACCGAGACGAAGGAAACGCCGTTGCGGTCGAACACCTCCACCAGTTTGGCGAAGTCGGCCAAGCTGCGGGTCAGGCGGTCGATCTTGTAGACGACCACGATGTCCACCATCCCGGCCTCGATGTCGGCCAGCAGCCGGTGCAGCGCGGGCCGGTCTATGTTGCCGCCGGAATAGCCGCCGTCGTCATAGCCGTCGCTGACCGCGATCCAGCCTTCATGGCGTTGGCTGGCGATGTAAGCCAACCCGGCATCGCGCTGCGCCTCGAGGCTGTTGTACTCCTGGTCCAGCCCCTCATCGGTGGACTTGCGGGTATAGACGGCACAGCGCTTCTTCGGCGTGACTGGAATCGGCGTGGGGGTGCTTGGCATTGCTGTCGTTCGTCGCTGCGGTCTCATGCCACGTCCTTCTTCTTGTCGCCAGCCTTCAGGCCAAAGAAGGCCGGCCCAGACCAATGGCAGCCCGTGATGTGACGGGCAATCGCCGATAGGCTCTTGAAGCGCTGTCCGTGGTATTCGAAGTCGCCGGGGCCGCGCACCAGGACGCGATGCTCGACGTCGTCGTAGATGCGCGTGATGACGGTGCCGGGCAGCAGACGATTGCCGTCGCGGCGCAACTGCCGGGGCAGGATGCCTGTCTCGCCGATATCCTCGAGCTTCTTGCGCAGCGATGCCTTCAGGCCGCCGAAGGCGCGCTCCTGGATCTTGTAGGCAAGCCTGCTTTCCAGCCAGGTGCGATGGTGATGATTGGGCCGCTCGTCGAAGTACTCGTCCCACAGTGCCCAGAGGCTGTCCATTGGCAAGTGGGGAAGCTGGGCGATGCGGGCGGCGACCGAGGCCGCGTCGGGCAGGGGGGCGTGTGTTGTCATTGGCGAACTCCTCTTGTGTGATCCGGGTTCGCATTCACGCGCTCCTGGCCGGGAAAGCCAAGGCCAACGGTGTCGCTGTCGTTGCTGGTCTGCGCTTCGGGTTGAGGCGACCCGCGGGCACGCAACCGCAGGAGCGCGGCGGCGAGCAGGTCAGTGATTTCTTGATGCGCGTGCCGAGGCCTGTCGGCGTAGGCGGGAACGGAGGATGGTTCGAGTTCGTGCATGGCAGGCGTTCCTTTGGAAAACGCCCTTCATGCTAGAAACCGAGGGGACTTCGCGTAACGTGATTTAGCGGAGATGCGCGTGCTACATGCTGTGGACCGAGATGGACTGCTAAGCAGTGGCTGCGCCTGCCGTCTGCGTTACCGCAGGCTTCGTGATGCTCAATCCATAAAGCCTTGCCAACTCGTCAAGCATTCTCTGCTTCCTATATTCGATAAACGTCAGATGATCGTTCCACAGGCTGGCGTCGGACTGAGTCCAGGATCTGGGGTCGGCCAATGGGATAAGGTCGTAAGATGCCCAGTACTTGCTACCGTCATCACTTTGAAAGAACTCCCTTGGGTGACGAGCCCGTTTGTAGTTATTGACCTCGGCGGGCATTGGCTGAAAGTTCCATAGGACGTCTACAGCCTGCTGATACGCCTCGTCCGCCCCGTCGAGATTGACCGGGAATATGTGGTCGACTTGCGGCTTGTTTTCGTGAAAGACGTAACTGCGGTGGGGCATCAATACCTTTGTCGCGAGCCAAGGCTGGCTGAGCAACTGGTATTCGTGCAGGTCTCCGGTTCTGTTCTTCTCGACGGCGAGTTGCCGAATCTTTGCAAGCGGAAACCACTGACCACCTTCGGCCGATGCCATAGCCTCGCGAGCAAAGGCATTGACCATCGTCTGAGTATTCCAGTCGCAAAATTGCGAAAGCAGGAAATACTGATGGATCAGTTGTAGTTCTGGTGCCGACAGGGCCCGGATGCGCCATTCATGCCCATGGCGCTTACGTATAGTCAGATAGGCCGCAAGGGGCAGAATCGCCAGCCAGCGGGGCACTATCGATGAATGATTGACATTCAGGAGTCCTCTCAGATAACCGGAAAACAGCTCAACCAGCGGTTCGGCTTCGTTTCGTAAAATGCTCTCGAATGTCCGAATGTCCGCATTTTCCAGACGACTCTCGTCGATGCGGATAGTGTCCTTGGCCAGAAGGTGAAAGAACTGCAACACCGATGTCGACGAGAATTTGATGCCGCTTGCATTCTCGATCTTCTCGGAAAGAGCCCACAGCCGTTCTTCGTAGTCGGAGTACACAGCCTTGATTTTGCCGAGCACAAGCTCTAGCTGGGTCAGTGCCACACCGCCGGTATTCAACCGACGGAACACCTCGTTGACCTCTCCCGGTGTGTCCGCCCTCACTGAGAAGTAAGCGATCGACTTGTGATTGGTGTCGACGAAAATGTCCCACAGCGCTTTCAAGTTTCGACGAACCAGAAGCTTCCTTCGTTGATCGTTTCCCGCTGCGGGCAGAACGCGGTCTTCAAGAGCAATGTATTCGCTTTCGTTGCATCGTAGGCATGACAACTCAGTCATGCGGAGATAGCGCGGCTCACTCGCCGCGTCGGTGTCACGAAACAGGAAGCCGGTTTCGTCCGCCTCTGAAACATCCTGATCGAAGAGCAAATCGAAGTGAAGAACTCGATCATTAAAACGGTGGCGAAGTACCGAATACAGCGTCTGCAAGCGCTGTTGACCGTCGTACACAAGCAGCTTTGCTGCACCCCATAGCCCTACATCAACTTGTTTCGCATATTGCCCGGGCGTGTAGTCACCAATGAAGCGGCGATATGGAACCTTCTGTTCCGTCTCCCATAGCACGATCCCGCCGATCGGATAACGCTTCAGCAGCGAGTCAAGCAGCAAGCAGATATAGGTTTCCGACTCATGACGAGCCCCCCACACATATTGGCGCTGAACTTGAGGGAGATACCACCCTGCATTCGGTGCGTTGATCTTGTCGAGAGCTTCACGGATTGATATACCCGAATACGACATATTTTCCTCCCAATTTCCTCGTGCTCACCGAACAGGGTGCTGGCCCGAGGAGACGAACTGATCGTAGCTGTCGAAACTCTCGCCCTCCTGCCAGGATCGATCCCAGCGGCGGGGTTCGGCGCCTTCGAGCAGGAGCAGCGTGAGAACGCGATCACGCGCGCCGTAGCTGTGCTTGAACTCGCGCAGCTTCATGTATGCCGCTTCCTCGGCGCACCAGATCGATGCCGGCAGTTCGACGCCGTCCCACTCCTGCTCGACGCTGGTGTCGGCGGCCAGCGTTCCGGCAAGGGGTTCTTGCGGGTCTGATAGTCGGCGAATCCTGGCCCGGGTCAGCACGGCGCTCTTGCTACGCCACTCGTATTTCAAGAAGCCGTTGTCCCAGTAGACCAGGATCGCGCGCTGCTCGGTGTACTTGATGAAGCGGATACACAGCGCCTCGAACGAGACCTTGAAGCGCTTGGCGAGCGCGCTGAGACAGTGGAGGTCGACTCGCTGGCCGGTCAGCAGACCGCGCAGCACGTCCCCCGGCATCAGCAGGTTGCTGGCGAAGTCATCGGCATCGCGCTCGATGACGCGCATGGTGTCGACGCCCGAATAGACGCTTTCCTTGTCGCAGTTGAAACGGTTCTGCTGGTTGCGATGCAGGATGAAATGACCCAACTCGTGGGCCACGGTGAAGCGGCGACGTTCGGGACTGGCCTTGCCGTTATAGAAGATGCCCCATTCGGCGGCGTCATCCGGATTGCGGACCAGCATGCCCTCGCAGTTGTCGATGTCCAGCGCCATCGGCGCCTTGATCTCGCGCACGCCCTTGCCATAGGGCGTGCCGGGCAACATTTGCCGCACGACGTCGAGATCGATGGCATCTGGCATGGCCTCCCGATGCCATGCCCGCAGCCACTTCAGAACCGTGGCGGCAGCGGTAAAGCCGTTGAGGGGCGGACTGCTCACTCCTTGGCCCCGCCCTCGTCACGTTTGCCGAACATGAGCTTGAGCGCATCGCGGTAGCGCTGTTTCTCTTCCTCGCTCATACCGGCGTACTCGCGAAAGAACACTACATCTTCGGGGCTGGCCTCCGGCACTTTGGCCATCCCTTCACCCATCAAATCTTCCATCGTCACGCCCAGCACCTTGGCCAGCGCGTGGACCCGTTCGGCCGAAGGGCGTTGCCCTTCCTTCATCTCCAATTCCCAGATGTAGGCCTTCGTGCAGCCGACCGCGTCGGCGACCTGCTGCAGGGTCAACTTCTTCGCCTCGCGCAAGCGTCGCAGGCGTGCTCCAAACGCCGAAGCCATGGCGATGCTCCTGTAGTGGCTATACAGCCAGTGAATGAATCAAGACCGCAAGTATAGCTCCGAGATACATAAAAGCGCCAGATGTTCCCCATTGATTGACAAGCGGAAAAGAGCGGCTCACAATCGCGATGTATCTTGCTACTTTACTATGGCGGGTACGTTGTTCAGTAATCCAGTCGCCGGCCCGCGCACCTGCTCCATCGGTCCGCAGCCTCCGACGCCTCTTCGGAAAGGATCGAAAAGAAGATGAAGAAGACCTTTGTCGACGTGCTGCTCGAACTGCCGGTGGACGGATCGATGCGCACTTTCCTGACGTCCCACGGCCTGCCGGTGGCCGACGACTTTTCCTGGGACGATGCGCCTGAAACCTCGCGGGCCCTGGTGGATGCGGTTCGTACCTGGCCCGACATCGCCGCCCGCGACCGTTTGATCGGCAACCTCATGGCGAGCGTCCAGTTGGCCGACGCAGCCGGGAAGCAGGCGATGTTCCAGGCCGCCGCCGGCGACGGTGCCGCGCTGGTTGGGCTGGTGGCCTGCCAGAGCGACACCCACCGCTCCTTCTGGCTGTACGCCAACCATCCGGCGCTGTTCGAGCGGGCGTGCGAGTTTGACTACGTGGAGCGCCACGGCTCGCAGGCCCAGCAACATGACCTCGGCGTCAAGCGCCAGCCGAACACCTCGGACGCCGCATTGGCCGCTTTGCGCCAAGCCATCTCGGCCTTCTACCAGCGCGAGCTGCAGTGCGGCGACGGCAGCGCGGCGTACCTCGTCGAGCGCAGTCCCGGGGTGTTCCTGCTGACCGTCCATGTCAAGGATCTCGCAATGCTGCGCCTCGAGTTCGAGGGGGCGAACCTTACGCGCCGCGTCGGGAACCCGAACATCCACATGGTGCTGGAGTACGCCGTCGCCACCGGCGTCGTTCGCACCCTTGTGCGCGGCGGCGCCAAGTACCACCAGATGCTCGTCGATGCGTTCGCCGAACACCTGCTGGGTGTCAAGGTGGAGCCGCACCGCATCAAGCCGCCGACGCTGGACCTGTCGGTCCTCAAGCTGGGCTTCGATGTGCCCCAGGCTGTGGCCGATGGCTTCGTGGCGCTGCAGGTGAAGTCGATCTCGGTGCTGAGCCCGGACACCACCCTGAAGCTGGACTGCACGGCGATGGCGTCGAGCGAGCAGCGCTGCGTCACCGAACTGATGCAGGAGAAACTTCCGAACGAAAACCCGCTGGCCCATGGCTGGCTGGTGACAGCCGCGCGCATCAATCTTTACTATCCGCCCGAGCCTGGCAAGGTGCGCGCGAAGGTCATCACGGTCGAGGTGACCCGTCGTGGCCGCCTGAACCTGCACAAGTTCGACGCCGCTCTCCAGGCGCAGTTGGAGAGCTATCTGGTAACGCTCGGCATCCTGCAGCCGGGTCAGACGCTGAATGCGCAGGAGACGCCGCCGGAGTCGGGCCTGGCCGACGCGCAACCAGTCTACGAGGGCTGACCGGTGACGGCGCACGACGCTTGGGGACTGGTGTGCCGCCTGTTCGCGGGCGGCACACCAGTCCTGCGCGCCGCGCTGTCGCCGCGCGCTATCGCCGCCTTGTCTACTCTCGGGCGGGCGGTGAAGGCCACGGCCCTGGATCAGCGCTTTGCCCTATGTCCGTACTGCAACCAGCATCGGGCGCCGGTCTGGGGCGACGGCCGCGGTGGCCGCACCTGCCATTGCCCGGAGTGCGGGCCGGTGGCCGTGGCAGCCGACGACGTCGCCGCGCTGATATTGGACGAGGACTGGCTGCGCCAGAAGCTGCGCCTTGCGCTGGGGATCGAGAGCCGCGACGGCATCGACGATCTCGGCGGGGACGTTTGGCGGTTGGGCGAGGCGCGGCGGGCGCCGGTGTTGCTCGCCCGCGATCTGGCCCGGATCTGGCGCGAGCCGGAATTGCTCGATCGTGTGCGGGTGCCGGGGGCGAATGTTCGCGTGATCGCGCCAAGGCCAAAGCACGCCTACCTCGCGCTATCGGGGTACGGCTTCGAGTGGCTGCCGCTGGAGGAGCGGTTCGCGTTCTACGGCGGCGGCATTGCGCACATCGCGTCGCCCCCGGTCCTGCGCGAACCAGCGCCGATGATCGATCCGACGGCGCCCGTCCACGGCCCGTTCTCGGCGGACTTCCGCTGGGTGACGCTGCCCGAATGGCCGCATGGGCCCATCCGCTGCACCGACGGACAGGCTGCGGTGTTCAAGTCACTGTGGTCATTCAAGGGCGAGCCCATGACCGCGGAGCGGATCATGCAGCGCGCCGGCTTGAACAGCGACAAGTTGATCGACCTGTTCAAGGTCAAGCCGCGCGACAAGGGCAAGCCCGAAGCCGAGGGACCGCTGGCCGCCTACCGCGCCCTCGTGGTCACGCAGAAGCGCCAAGGTCTGTACTCGATGCCGTGCGCGGCGAATCCGAGCGCTGCGTTGGCTTGA